TGATACAGGTGCCCAAGGAAATATAGGAGCACAAGGTGATATAGGAGCACAGGGAGAACAAGGAGCACAGGGAGAACAAGGAGCACAGGGAGAACAAGGAGCACAAGGAGCACAAGGAGCACAAGGAGCACAAGGAGCACAAGGAGCGCAGGGAGAACAAGGTGCGCAAGGAGCACAAGGAGCACAAGGAGCACAAGGAGAACAAGGAGAAATCGGCCCACAAGATCCTTTATTACAACAAAATGTATTATTTTCAACTGGAATAACCCTTACAACGACACCAAACAAAGCATATTATTTAACCCCGAGTGGTGATTGGGACTTGGCAGATTACAACAATTCTGCGACTAAATTGATTACTATAGCGAGAGGGTCGAATAGTAGTACTGATGGAATGTGGTTAGGTTCTAACAGTACAGACATCAGTTTAAATGTTACTGGTGATATTGGGTCTTCATTGTATTTAGGTTTATCTGGGGAGTTGACAATAGCCGTACCAGCAATTTCTAATAGTTTAATTAGACACATGGGATATAAATTAAATACTAATTATATAAAGTTTATTCTGTCTAATAATGTATCTTTTGGTATAGAGGCAGTATTTGATGTGTTTGGTGGATTGATCGGATATTTTAATATTAGTTATGTAAATTCATCAAATACGGTTATGGGTGGTCCAGTAACTGGAGGATTTACGATATATACATTTACAGACACAACACCTACAGCACCAGGAACGACACGTACAGGAAATGTTATTCCAAATTTTACAGGTGATGTTGAATATTTGGTTGTTGCTGGAGGGGGTGGAGGAGGTGGTGGTAATCCAAGTGGTGCTGCTGGCGGTGGTGGTGGTGCTGGTGGATATTTAACAAATTATTCAGGAGTAGGAGTATCCGTTTTGCTTTCTAATTCGTATTCTTTAACGGTTGGTGCTGGAGGTTCAGGAGGAGCAGGTGCTCAAAATGGATTTTCTGGTTCAAATTCAATATTTAGCACCATTACAACCGCAGGTGGAGGAGGGGGTGCTAATAATTTTACTGCTGGTGTTTCTGGAGGTTCTGGTGGGGGTGGTGGGTTAAGAAACAATGTTCCAGGAGGTGCTGGAAATACACCAGCAACTACACCGAGTCAAGGCAACGCAGGTGGAAACGCACTATCAACAAATATTGGTGGAACTGGAAGAGGAGGCGGTGGCGGTGGCGCTAGCACTACTGGTGCTACTGGTGATACAACTGGAAATGGTGGGTCAGGTTCATCTAATGCTATATCAGGCGGAACATCAATCGTTTATGCTGCAGGTGGTGGTGCTGGTGCTTACGATAGATCACCAGGAGTCGGAACTTTGGGTGTTAGTGGAAATGGAGCAGGACAAGCAACTATTACAGGTGATCAAAATGGTTTTCCAGGAACAAATACACGAGGTGGTGGTGGGGGTGGGGCAACAACATTTACAGCTGCATCGACAACTGGTGGAGCAGGTGGTTCAGGAATTGTAATAATTCGGTTTCCTTCGTATTTTAACTAATTTGCCTATGAAAACACATTTCGAGGTATTCAAAGGTATACATGGAAGAAATGTCTGAATAAGAATAAGAATAATTATAAAAACAACAAATATAAAAAAACGATGTTATTATGTGTATATATAATAACGTCATGGAAAAAAACGAAAGCATCGTGAATTTAACCAATATGTCATCATTAGTCACTTGTAAAGAACAAGAACAAGAACAACAAGAACAAGAACAACAACAACAAGAACAAGAACAACAACAACAAGAACAAGACCAAGCAATAAAAGCAAAAGAGTATTATGATAAACCAAAATCAATATATTGTAATCTCATGATAATCGACAATTTTTATACCAACGCAAAAGAAACAAGGGATTATATATTAACACAAGAGTTCAAAGTTCGCGGAAATTATCCTGGACAGAGAACAACGTCCAGAGCAAATCAACATTTAAAAGAAATGATTGAAGGATATATTCAACATTTTGCTGGAAAAATCGTTGATTGGCCAATGCCGTCGTCACCTGATACTGATGGACGAAATAACGTTGATATTTACAATGGCGCATTTCAATATACGACAAGTCGTGACCGAACGTGGATACACAATGATGGATGGAATAATTGGGCAGGTGTTCTCTATTTGACCCCGAATGCACCAGTAAGTTCAGGAACGGGTATTTACCGTTTTAAAGATGGAACAAGAACAGCAGATGAAGCTGAGGCGAGAGGAAATAAGAAAATATTAGATGAGAATTCACAGGATTATACCAAATGGGAATTGGTGGATCGCGTTGGAAATATATTTAATCGTCTGGTTCTCTTCAATTCAAAGCAATATCACGCAAGTCTAGATTACTTTGGCACAAACAAGGAGAATGGGCGTCTATTTCAGGTATTCTTCTTTTCTACCGAGAGATGATGATTATATTTTTATTTACATTTACTCGAATGGTATTTCTGAAAATGGGTGTATAAATTCATGAAATAACTGTTTTACAAAGAAAAAGGAAATTTGACATTGAATTCCGCATCGTTGGATATGTTCATACCAAGTGGCATTTATATTGTTTATTTGACTATGTTTCATATTTCTGATTATAAATCCAGTAGCACAGTGATGTTCGACTTCTTCACTTAATCCATTCTCAATTTGATTATGTATATATCGCGTATATTTATCACCTTCTACCCTATAACGAGTTTGCTTCATACTCTCAGTATATTCGTCCCATACTTTATTAGGAATATACCAATGTTTTCGCAATAGCAAAGCAAAATTTTGCTTTATAAAATATTCATTAATGCCGGTTTCTACAAAAGTCTCGTTTACTTTTTCTAATTTACTATCTAGATAACATAAATAATCATGGTTTTTCAATTCATTATATTCATGAGGCATCGTTTTTACATGTTTTCCATCCATACAGCTTTTTATTTCATCATCATTTATAGCTTTATTATCATAAATACCTATCCATTTTGTTTCCTTTAATTTTTCAAAAATAGTTTCATTATTTGTGTAATAATAACACTTATATTTTAACGATGGTAAAACAGGTATTTTAAAGGCTACATTATTGTTATTTCCGTAAAAACAAGTATAAAATGCCAAATCATAATCAGAATCATAATCAGAATCATAATCAGAATCATAATGATAACCATTCTTCTTGATACCAGTCATATATTTTAGATACTTATCATAGTCTGTTTTATAATCATACGTATTCATCATTTCTATCACGTTTGTGTTATCAATAGCACCGTTTATTTCATTTTTATTTTTAAAATTATATATGTGAATCATTCCTCTATATTCGCTAGTAAAATTATAGACAGAAAAATCAAATTGATAATGTAAAAATAGAAAATAAATAAATTTCCAAATATCTCCTGTCCAAGGCTCACGGTATTTTAATATTCCATTGTTATAGTAGTGTTTAATAGGAACTTTATATTGCTCTCGCTCGTTCATAGGCAATACATCATCTATTACGATAGAACCATTGGGTGATAAACATTTTAGAGAATTGAAAAAATCATTATATACGTATTCTAGTTGATGCATTCCGTCTATAAAAATGATATCGAACATCTGGTTGTTTTCTTTAAAAAAATTATCTGATGTTTTCAATATAATTTCCGCGCTTTTATAACTTGGATCAGGATCAACCCCTAACTTGCTATGAACTATAACTTGTTTAAATGTTATTCCTGTCTCAACGCCAATTTCAAGATACGCAGAATGAGAGTGTTCAGTTATAATATGATTTAATACCTCGTATCTCGTTTTTAGACTGGTGTTATCATGCATCACTTTACTTACAATATTGCGCAAATTACCTTGTACAACTGTATCAGTATCAGAGCCATGTATCACTTCATGATCACAATTATCGTTCAAGTACATCATCTTAAAATAGTTGATTAGTTGTTCCTCTGTACAATCTATAAAAGAATAGCATTTCATTCTATCAAAACCGAGTGTTTCCATTTTTTGATGTAACTCTCCGTGTTTCAATCTATTACTTAAAAACAAAAGGTCGTTTCGCTCGTTTTTATATAATTCTCTCACTCTTTCCAGTGTATCAGGATTGTCTAATACATCATTAATAATACAATATTGTTTATCGTAATTTAAATTAATTCGTTGGTTCATTTTTTTATGTTCGTATTTCTCTCCTCTCATCCAAATTTGAGATTGATTGGTGATATAATGTTCGTCTTCATACGCATCCAATTCTTTCATTTTACTATGAACCTTGTATTTTTCATAGAACATGGGGCCAATATATTTAGGACCAATACGGTTAATTTCCGCGTTTCGAATATTGGAAAAATTATTGCCACCATCATTCATATATTGAATATATTGTGCCTTGTTATTTTTAGCAACCTTGTATTTACTACAACAAGTCCTGAGCAATATTTCATAATCGTCACATATAGGTAAAAATTCAGAGTAGCTTTCTAGCTCCGCCAAAACAGACCGTTTCCAAATACGAGGATGATTCGGTAAGCACACTAGATGACTAAGGGTAATATTATTAATGTTTGGCGTATTGTAGACGTATGCCCACTTACCTTTTACCTTTTCCATATAGTATCCTCCATAGCCTTTACAAATAAAGTCGCCGTAATTGAAATTGCTGCCATCACGATATAAATGTATGGTATCTCCATATACAAAGCCTATTTGTTCGTCTGTTTGAAATATGTTATAGGCATCTAGCAGACAATCAACTAATATTTCATCGTCGTGATCCATCTCAAGAATATATTTTCCTCTACAGAGAGAAATGACCTCGTTTTTCACATTGCCAATATTACCACTATTTTTATCCCTTTTATATAATCTTACACGATGGTCTCCTGATAATTTACTCCTTAGAAAATCAAAATGTTCGTCTTCTGGTGTATCATCCATAATGACCCATTCCCAGTCAATCAAACTTTGCGATTTAATAGAATTGTATGCCGTATCAATATATTCATAACTTTTGAAACAAGTAGTGAATATGGAAAAAATGGGTCTGGTATTTTCACGACAACGAATGACGTTATCTATATAACAATAATTTACATTATGATTAAATTCATCGATATTTGTAATATTGGATTTATGAAACCAACGACTGGAAAATCTACTTGGCAATATAGTGGAAATATAATCATATTCTTGATAACTATCGCCGTACGTAACCAATAGATGATAATTTGGATTGAATAGTTTTTGTAAATCGTCTATTGTATTTGTAATTGTAATGGAACATTCCAAGTTAGAAGTGTTTTCATGAATAAAGTCATCAATATGTGAATAATTGTTATGGCGAAAGAGTATAACAACGGGATATTTAGACATATACAGTTTCGTTAAAATATATTTAAATGTTATTTGTTGTAATTGATATGAAAATATTTATAATAAATAATATTTATTATATATAAATATAAATGTCATTTACTAGATTTCATGATGACCCATGTAGAATAAAAAAGCAATTACAGGAAGCAACTGGAGCAGGAAGATATATGTTGAATAAACCAGGATGGGGAGCTAATCCTTGCTTTATGGATGACCCGCATATTCGAATGGAACAATGGGGAGCCAATTTACAGACCAACACCATTAATTTAGAGAGTGATTTATTGGGTTTAACAAGACCATTGACAAAAGATTGTGAAAGTAATAATTATAAAAAAGCAGAGGTGAAGACATCTCCTATTCAGTATTCTACATGTAATCCGTTTACAGAACAATCAAGAGTGACAAATCCTGCTTGGTGGTACAGAGATTTAGAACAAAATCACAATTATATCCTTCCATTAAATCCACAAGAAAATACATGTATTCCTTTTCAAAATAACTTGAATACGCGAATTTTAGAGAAAGATTATTTTGTGGCAAAAGCCCCATGTATTTCATCAAATAATAATGGCAATGTTTTAGCATCGAATGTATTTACTGGATATGGTTCGGGAGCCAACGTAAACAATTGTTCAGTGTCTCAAACATGTGGACAAGTATAAACGGAAAAGTATAAACGGAAAAGTATAAACGGAAAAGTATAAACGGAAAAGTATAAACGGAAAAGTATAAACGGAAAAGTATAAATATATCTCCACATAACACAAAACCTCACCAATTGATTGTCGTATGGGGGCAAAACCCCAAGCAAAACCCCAAGCAAAACTTCAAATCATTAAAGTAATATGTTATATAAAAAATATATATATATAACATATATAAATGGAGTTAGCTGTTCCACTATTAGCATTAGGAGGATTATATGTAGCATCCAATCAAGAAAATAAAAAAGAAGGTTATGAAAATATGGGGAAATCTGTAAATTCATTACCTAACAATGACCCGCCACCTATTAATTATCCGAAATTAGCACCGGTTAAGAATAATAATCCAAATGTATACCGTAACCCAAACACGGTAACAGACCGTTATTTCAAACCGTCTATTTATCAAGAATATAGAAACGGTCCGGATCAATTTGGAAATGTAGCAAAAACAAATAATTTTACGAGTTTAACTGGAGAAAATGTAAGTAAGAACGAATTTAAGCATAACAACATGGCGCCCTTTTTTGGAGGTAAAGTTAGAGGAAGCACACAAGACGCAAATATATCAGAAACAGTATTGGATAATATGATAGGTTCTGGTAGCCAGCAAATCAGAAAACAAGAACAAGCACCCTTATTTACTCCTCAAAAGGACATTAGATATGCTCACGGCGCACCCAATCAAACTGATTTTTACCAATCAAGAGTTATACCCGGTTCAAAAATGTCGAATGTGAAATTATGGGACGAGCAAAAGGTTGGACCTGGTTTAGATGCGGGTTATGGAACAGAGGGTCAATTAGGGTTCAATTCTGGTATGGCAGCACGTGATAAATGGACAGATAGAAATGTAGACCAACTACGTACTGCGACCAATCCCAAATTAACATTTGGATTAGCGAATCATGAAGGACCCGCACATTATTATAATAACGCACCAGCAACAAAAGAAACACAAGGCAAGGTAGAAAAATATTTACCAGATACTTATTTCATCAACACTCCTGATAGATGGTTAACTACAACTGGATTAGAGAAAGGACAAACCTCGCGAGCAATTCAAGTAGATAGGGATGTAAACAGATCAACCACATCCAGACAATATTTTGGCGCGGATTCAAATCCATCCGGCACAAAAATGTATACACCAAGTGAACATCAACAGCCTAAACGACCACAACTAGAGGCAACGCCAATTACGAATCCTTCTGCCAAAGGAAATGGGGCAGCAAGTTCAGGCGACTATGGTATTGGGGGATATAAAGTACTACCCAACAACCGTTCCACTGTACAAAATGATCCAGGATTTGGATTTATCAGTGGGTTTATGAAATCCGCAGTAGCTCCTTTGATGGATATATTAAGACCTTCTAGAAAAGAAAATGTGATAGGAAATATTAATCCAACTGGTAATGTCCAAATGACGGTAAATGCCCCACGTGTATTTAATCCAGCAGACCGTACACCTACAACTATCAGAGAAACAACAGAGGGACTGTTAGATAATACTCACTTGAATGTAGAGGGACAGAAAGACGGCGGTTATAAAGTCTCAGAACAACAATCATTCGAACAAGAAAGAGATACTACCAATTGCGAATATTATGGAGATGGTGGAATGAACAGCGGTGTTCCTCTATATAATGCCGCCTATAATCAGCGCAATAACGTCAACAAGACTTATATGAATAGGCCAAATCAGGGTGGAATGGCTATGTTAAACCACGACCAAAGAATTCAAATAGATAAGAATGAAACCGACAGAAATAATAATAGAATGTGGGTAAGAAATGGAAACGGAGGTATAAACAACGCAATACCATCTCTAGAAACATACGGGAAAATCAATATGCCTCAATATTACGACAATTGTCAAGATTGCGAAAGAATTAATCCTGATATATTAACCGCGTTTAAGGAAAACCCATATACCAAGAGTTTGAGTAGTTATTAAATTCAATAATATAAACTAAAATAAATATAAACATTTAGTATATTTACATTTATAATGGATGGACTTGATTCAACCGAAAATGAAAAAGATAAAAAAAATATAATAGAGGAAATACACAATAAAGACCCATTAGTATTGACAATAGACAACTTTTTGACACAAGATGAATGTAACCATATGATTACTATCTCAAAAGACTATATGGTACGTAGTTTGGTAAGCTATGAAAAACAAGGAGTTGAATCCACTGGTAGAACGAGCTTAAATACTTGGATTCAACATAATCACGATGAAATCACAAAAAATATTGGCGAAAAAATAGCCAACGTGGTTGGTATTCCATTAGAAAATGCCGAAGCATATCAGGTAATATATTATGATACGAATGCGGAATATCGGAACCATTATGACAGTTGGGACCATAATGGTTCGGACAAAACATTAAGATGTATGAAATATGGAGGTGCTCGAATGAAAACTGCCCTAGTATATTTAAATGATGTCGACGAAGGAGGTTCTACTAGACTGAATCGTTTAAATATTGATGTTTTACCAAAACAAGGAAAACTATTGATATTTGAAAATACATATTCCGGAACAAACATAAAACATCTTTTATCCGAACATGCTGGTATGCCAGTAATAAAAGGAGAAAAATATGCTTTCAACTTATGGTTCAAAGAATGCAATTCTAAGAAATTATATGCTGAATTCAACCCGAAATATTATAATACGATTAACATGAATACAAACATACAATATACAATACCGAGTCAGCCGATATATAAATATACGCAGTTGACAAATTTAACGGCACCTTTTACAAAAATAACGAGTAAAAAATTAATATATAAATTAGACGATTTCCTCAATGAATTAGAATGTAAGCAAATAATTGAGAATTGTAATTTTACAAAATCAACAACTAAATTTTTAAATTGTTGGATTAATAATAACAAATTACCAAATGTGATAAATAAAATTGAAAAAATTACTGGTATAGGCGCAAATTTTTTTGAAAACATGAACATATTTAAATACTCACCAAATCAAATACACGGACCATTTATGGAAGCATATGATATTACCAGTGAAAATGGAAAGAAATACACGGAAAAACTTGGACAACGAATATATACTATAACTGTTCCATTGAATAACGTTATGGAGACCAAATTTACAAAGATAAACGAATCTGTCACAACTAATATGGGAACGTTACTAATATATGATAATATAATACAATTATCTAGGAATGCTAGAGATAATGAACTAGAGCATACTATATACAATAATAATAAGGATGAATCTTATTTATTAAATATTTATATTCGAGAAAAAGACATTGCGACCAATTATTTGCCGGTAGAACTGACTATAAATGTTAATTCGAATGATAGTTTGGCAAGTACAAAACTGGAGTTGAATACGAATAATATTACACAGACAACAACCGTTCTGGAAAATTACACAGAAACGATTGAAACCGTATTAAAAAAGTTCGAAAATGGTGAAATTTCGCAAAATTGGCGAGGAGAAAAAAGTTTTAATTATACATTCAAAGGTGAATTTGTTTATTTTAATAATATTATACTAGAATATATAAATAGTCGAAAACCGTCTATAATAGATGTAATAAATGGAGAAATAACAGATATAAATGGTGATAATAATTACAGTGCTTTAAATAATGACAATCTACAAAAGTCATATACCTTTGATGAATATAGTCCAGTTATAGTTGAAAATGTATTAAATGCGACCACATTGGCTATTTGTCAAAAATATTATACTACGACTATAGAAAATGGGACTTACGTATTAGGTGATAAGCAATCAAGGCGGTTCAAGTCGCATAATGAACCTTTATCGAGAATATTACATTACGAAATATTACCTCTAATTGAAAAAATTGTGGATAAGAAACTAATGCCTAGTTATACCTACTTATCCGCATATGTAAATGATTCAGATTTACCAGCACATACCGATCGTGCTGATTGTGAATACACTGTGTCATTCCTTATTAACAAACCAGACAATTCACATTGGCCTATTTATTTACATAAAGCGAAACAGCCTGTAAAATACAAGGGAAGGTCAGATTTTACACCTCCTAAGGAGGAATGTATTGCGATAGATTGTAACGCAGGTGGTCTAATGATATTCCAAGGTACCGACCATATTCATTTTAGAGAGAAATTGCCAGACGACTTTTATCATATAGTTTTACTTCATTATGTGAGTGTGTAAATAAAAACACACTATCTGGAAATAAATGAAACAATCCATTTTATATACAATCCATTTTATATACAATCCATTTTATATACAATCCATTTTATATACAATCCAAAAATATAATATAAAAATAATCTTACCATTATATTATATAAAATTTATGAATACTTCCATATTTTTGTATGACAATATTGCATCTGATGAATTCATGGCTCATATTTTAACGTATATTCAAGACAAAGAATTTCACGACGGTCAAGTGGGGAAACGAGTAGATTTTAAACAAAAAAAACGCAAGGATTTTTATATTAATGAACGCCCTACTCTTAGAATGATAGATAATTTTTATTTTGATAAAATGTATCCCGAAATAAAGACACATTTTGGTGATATTAAATATCGGGAGGCGTGGAAAATAGGGAAATATTATGGTGACCAAGAAGGATTTTATCAATCGCATAGAGATACAACTGGTGCTACAAAGTATAGAAAAATGTCCACAATATGTAGTTTAACGGAACCTGAAGAATATGAAGGCGGCAATTTAGTATTTGATGAATTAGGTTTAGACTTCAAGTTGAAAAAGGGACAGGTTATTATATTTGATTCTTCATTATTACATAGAGTTACACCAGTTACAAGTGGTATTCGCACAGTATTAATTGGGTTTATGTTTGACGAGGATGGTTGTCAAATAAAGCACGATATTTCTCAATATAGCAATTTTTCCAGTTACATCGAAAAATATATACCTATTTTGGATAATATAACTCTTACATATAATGATTTAATAAAGAATACAGATTCAAATAATATAAGCACGGTTACTTTAGGAGATATTGATTATTCGGACAAGCATAAAGGACACCCTTGGAAAGATATGGACGACTATTATATGGAAGATAATGGTGGAGATACATTATTGGTAACGTTTGCGGGTATGGGTTGGAAACAATCTATTCCGACCTTTATTTTTTATAATTTTTTAAAATCATATACAAACACAGATAAATTATTTTTGCGTGATATCAACTGTCGGTATTATATTGCTGGTATTAGAAATTCAACGATATGTTTTAAAGATACTATTGAGATGTATAGAGAATTAATAAGCCGAAAAAAATATAAACGTATTGTCGCTCTAGGTTGTTCGGCTGGTGGGTATGCCGCAATACTATATGGACAATTGTTGGGTTTTGATAAGGTAATCGCCTTTAGTCCCCAAACAGTATTAACGGTTCGTAAAGAAGATTTAATTGGTGACGTGTATAATGCTCCCAAAACATGTAAATGGTTGCGAACTTTACATCAAGAAGATGAAGAATACCAAAAAGCGTTGGATTTAAATAATTTCCGACCGTTTACGTGTCCAGTTGATATACATTATTCAGTTAATGGAAATAAAGGTGCTGATAAAAAACATGCCATATATTTAGAATCATCAAATTGTACTATAATTGAACATCCAGGTAACGACCATATGATAGCATTGACATTGAGAGATAAAGGCAAACTAACCGAAATAATTGATGAAGCAATTGTCGGTGAAGATGTTGCAGATATACACATTTGAATATTTTACACCCTTGGTAATTTACACATTTGAAGATTTACACCCTTGAAGATTTAAATCCGCACCCCTAATAAATTTTCTTAATTTAATATAAGAATATGACTAAACATAAAACCGACGATTATAAAAATTCTGCTGTTAAATATTATTTGAATAATGAAAATGGAGATGGATATAAGAAAACCTGTAACATTTTTGATTGTAAAAAATCTACATTACGAGATTGGATTTACAAATATAACACAACTAAAAATCTTACAAGAAAAATCAGGAAACCCATTTCTTACAAAATAACCAGACCGCAAGTAAATACTGCGTTAGAATTATTGAAGAAGAACGAACAACTTACCATGCAAGAATTGGTTGTGGATATGAAACATCATTATTCTAATTTTGATATTACACCTCAACATTTAGGTCAAATTGTAAGAGATAATAACAAAACGAGGAAACGCACAAGACACGAACATTTCCCAAAAGAAAGATACAGAAAACCGATTGAAAAACAAAGTGAAATGAATAAGTTTTATAATAAAGTGAAACAATATCCATTAGACAAAATTATTTGTTTAGATGAAACCAGTGTTGGTTCAGCATTGAAACCAACTTATAGTAGATGTAATTTAGGTAGGCGTTGTGTAATACAAACATCTAACCAATTTGTATTTCGTAAATTCACTTTATTAGTTGCTATCAGCAATTCGAAATGTGTTGGTAAAGAATTATATGAGAAAGGAGGTATGAATACTGAAAGATTATTAGAATTTTTTGAAAAGCATATTTTTCCAACATATAAAAACCATCTAATTATTTTAGATAATGCAAAAAGTCATAATAACGAAATAATTAAAAGTGCTATTACTAAAAGTGGTAATGACTATTTATTTTGTGTTCCATATACACCCAAAACTGACGCAATAGAGGCATACTTTAACCAAATAAAAACATATATGAAAAAGAACCGAAATGTAAATAATTACGAACAATTAGAAAATAATGTAGACAACGCTATTGGTAAAGTTAAACCACAAAATTATAAGAACTATTTTGAATATGCGTATAACTTGAAAGAAGGGATACAAATGGAACGGAAACCTTCGACGCGAAAGCGTAAATTAAAAAATTATAAATAACATACTTAAAATTTATTAGTTATATTAAGTATATTATGAGATTAAAGAGTGAATTGTATAAAAAAGAACAGGGCGAAATTGTGGATAAAATCATTCATATTTTAGATTTGGAAAATAAGAATACATATACGCTTTATGAGTTGGATAAAAACGAAGAAATCCAATTAAAAATAATGGAACTAATACCAGAAATAAGAAAATGGTATTCCTTTAATGGAATAAAGGCAGTGGGAGAACCGAGTAAAATAAAAAGACCTTGGTTGTCTATAATAAAACATTTGATAAAACCAAAATATAAGTTAGAAAGTAGGGATTTTCAACTTACTGAAAACGGACAGCATATTAGAACACATATTTATACTTTTACTCAATTGTAGCATTTTTATCTTGGTTATCTTTAATAAGTAAAGGTTGTAAATTATTATAATTACAACATATTTTGATTTCATTTATATCATTAAAATCAAACCAAGCGGAAGGAATTATGTGGTCTATTTGCCATATTTTAGAATAATTATCCCAACTCATCCCAGAATGAAATTGTGTTTCAATATAATTACGAAATTCGACTTTATTACATCCTGTAAATTCACAATATTTATTGGTTTTTAATCTCATTAAATTTCTTGCTTTTGCTACATATTTCTGTCGTACCTTAACATATTTTATATAACATAAATCACAATTTCGCCATCCATTACCTCGGTCTGTTGCGGATTTACAATCTATACATATATCATCCCACATTCCATGATCTACATATATACTATATTTATCTTTCCATCTACTAACATATGTCGGATAAATATCTTTCCAATTACTACGATTATCCGTTAAATATGACATGTTATTAATTATACAATTAAATTCTTATATCGAAATCAATTTTTTATTTTTTATTAGAATGAATATTCTCATATATTTAACACACCAAGTTACCCTAACGTTAATTGTGCGATTTCTTCTTTGGATACTTCGGTTCTTATTCTTGTAATATCCCGTTTTAATGTATGACATTTGTTTGGACACACTTTACATACGCGATTATCAACCTCTTTAAATTTACATATATCGGTGCCTCCATGAAAACACTTACATTTCTCGCTGTTACTAACGCATGTTTGGGTTGGGAATGTCAAGTGCCTATCAATTTCGCCAAAACAATTACAGTACTGACAACATATCAATACATTATCTCTATTGTGTGGTAATGTATTATCAATTCGGTCGAGTGTAAATTGATACATACAATACGAAGTATGATTATCCATCTCATTATTTATGATACTTAATAACTTATCAGCATCATTTGGTGGATTATTCCAATCCACCGGGGGCACACAGGTTGATACAGATACAATATCACCACATACATAACATTTTTCTTCTTGTATATATAATAGTTTTTTAACATCATCTACTGTTACATAATTGTCTGTAATCGCAAATTTTGGATTATTTTTCTTACGATTGTCTTGTTCCAGGTAGCTCCTTATTTTTTTTGAAATTAGATCATCTATGTCGGTTAATGTATTTTGAATACGAACAAATGAAGGCATAATTGTATATATTAATGGGATAATTTGGTCGTTTTTTACCGATTCGTCTGGGTCACAAACAAATGTATTTCCTATTTTTATGGGTTTTCCTATCATTTGCTTTTCAAAATAATTCGAACGCTCAACCGATTTACCACAAAACACATTGTAGTAACCTGAAGAAGTAATAGAATATTTTATATGAATTAGGTCATCTAATTTATTTTGTAAAAAGCATCTGTAGAGTTCCTTTCGAGTAACACCCATTATATACAGTCCTTTATATAATCCAATAAATAATGTTAAAACATCGTCTCTATTAGATTTCATAAATGAAGTCCAATTAAAATATCCAAATAAGTCCATAACAATCGATGGGGGCAATATTTCTGCCTTACCCTCAAAATAATCGTATAATCTATGGACTGATGTTGTCATATTCTCGGTATTACGAATAGAATTAATATTATAAGTCAAATCAATTTTTTATATTAATTCGTTAAACTACTTAAAATAAAATCTTTAGGAATAGTATAAGGATGGAAAAAGAAGTAAATCCGCAAATTGACTTTTTCAAAGGAATTAAACTTTCGTTGAAAAATGTCCTGAAACACCCAGCGATTAATTTGCCTAAAATTACTAATGCTGTGATTAAGTGCAATAAAATAGTTATTCAAACATTAATGTTTATGAAACTCTTTTTATTAGACCATTATGAGAAGCATTCTTCTTTACCAACCATTAATGGGGAGTTCATTAATTCATGTATGAAAATTCTGTGTAATGAAAAACCACAAGGCAGACCACCAAAACCCGAAATCAAAGCACTCAAAGAAAAACTAACCGCATTTTACCAAACCGATTTTCAACCTCTTATTCAAAATGAGATTTTGGATTATACACATATGAATACCATTTTAGATTATCTTACCATTGATATTCTTACTATGTATGGGAACAATATTAAATTACATTATGTGGAATATGTTGAACGATATGTAAATGTTGTTTGGAAAAAATCATTTTTAGTAGGTAAAATTAGAAAAATGAATATTACCAAGAAGGACAAAGACGCACGAATAAATAAACTATGTAATCAATTAAGAAAAATCAAGAATGATTTATTAAATGTTGAAACTGTAAAATATAAATCTCATACTGCTTATCATACTTGGATTGATACACAAAAACAAGTAATCATTCCTGTTAAAACTTTCAAGAAGAATTTGTATTATGATATACAATGTAGTCCTTTTGATTATTTTCAGTGTATGATACGAATGATGAAACAAGTAGAAACTGAAAATCAAACAATTAGTAATGTATTTCCAATGAGAAGCGAAGTTATTCCAAAACATATAAGATTGGATACTACAACATTAGTGCATTTATTAATGACGAAGAAACAAGGAATTAAAAGTGATTATTTAACAAAGGGGAATTTGAAGAGAAACGAAGATAAAATATGGGATTTCTTTTTTAGGACTGAATTGAAGAGTTTTCATAAAAAGTATTACGAGTTTCATCATATGATAGAAACCGATGGTATTAGTTGCACACTTTTATTATTGCGTAAGGATTTAATTGGTAAGCGATTACCAATGATGAAAAAAGGAGCAAACCAAGAAACATATATTGATGAAATCAAAGATTATATGCCTTTACAAAATAAGAAAATAGTCGCAATCGATCCAGGTTTGTGTGATTTGATTTATTGCGTTGATGATGATAATAAAGAAGCAAATACCTTTAGATATTCACAAGACCAAAGAAGAAAGGAAACCAAGAAAAAGAAGTATTCAAAAATACAATTAAAGTTGAAACGAGAACAAATAGAAGGTCATGGAACTATTATAGAGTTGGAAACTGAATTATCTAAACTAAATAAGAAATCACTTAACCTAACCAAATTCAAGGAATATATTCAAAAGAAGAGTGAAATAAATGGTTTATTGTTTTCGTTTTATGAAAAATACATTTTTAGAAAATTAAGATTACAAAGTTATAGGAATACCAAGAAAAGCGAACAGAAAATGCTGAACCGTTTCAAACATATTTTTGGTAATGAAAATGAAGTGATAGTTTGCTTTGGTGATTTCGAGCAAAAAAAACATATGAAATTCAAAGAACCAACCAAAGGTAAAGGAATGAGAACCCTGTTTAGAAAAGCAGGATTTCAAACTTATTTGGTAGATGAGTTTAGAACGAGTTGTAGATGTTCTAAATGCGAAGTAGGTATTTGTAGCAAGACAATGGTGAGGGAAAACCCGAAACCATTTAGAGACGGGCGTATTTTAGTTCATGGACTGATTTGTTGTAAAAACGGATGCGGTTATTGGAACAGAGATACGAACGGAGCAACAAATATTTACAAAATTGCTTCAAATGCGATACATAACAAGGAAAGACCGAGTTATTTATCAAGAAGCAAATCCAATTCAACTGGTTTAGACGAACCAGTAAAATCAAAATTTACATAATCCAGAAAAGGATAAACCTTTTAGTTTTTATTTTTTCACCGAAAGGTGCGGATTTAAATCTTCAAGGGTGTAAAATGGCACCCTAAATAGTTTTATTCAACATACAAATAGATTTAGTAAGCGGTTTGTTAAGATAAATTTTAAACTTATCACTAGTTGTTACTTTGTTTATGTCAGTTAACAATAATTTTGTATGCTCGTAAATTGCTACATCACCAAGAATGCCATCACCCCCTGTATAGTAATGTAATAAATTAGAGTTATCATAAACCCTCCATTTGATAATGATATTCATATTTGATATATTTTTTTTAATATCTTTTTCATTAATTAAATCGTATATATCGTAAAGAATTATATGTTTTTCATCTTCACTTAAACTTTTGTCAATTTCAATATTGAGGATGTGAGAGAAATTTCCATATTTGCCAATATACTTTTCATACATAGTATTCATATTGTATATAAGAATACAACATATCTTTTTTATATCAATTTTATATTTAATTTACCGAATTGTGCGATTTTAAATCTTCAAGGGTCTAAAACGCCGTTTTCACAGAGTAAAAAAAAACAAGAATGTAAAATCTTCAAATGTGTATAATTAAAGAAAAAATATAAATATTTCAATAATATATATTATATATATGAAAGTGTTATTATCATTTAATGGATTAGTTCGAAACTTTAAACACGCATTTACATATATAGAAACGAATATAATAAAAAATAATATCGACTGTTCGTTTGATATAATTTTAAATACTTCAACATATGATAATCAAATATCAAATAAGTGGAAGGAAAATAATGTTTATAATTATAATTCAAAGGAAGAATTGGAAGATAATATTATTTCCGTAGTAAATAACTATAATGTTATAAACACTTTATATTTCAATATAAATAATATAGGTATGTCTGGTATATTTTTTGACAGAATAATAGATACTTATAACAAAATACAAAAAGAAAATTATGATTATATATTTTTTCTACGATTTGATGTGTTAATAAAAAATGAAATAAAATTTACAAAATTTAATAAGGATACTCTATATTTTTTCAATGGTTCTAATTCGTGGTGGTTTCAACATGATAAAGATATAGATTATGCTATGTTAGGAAATTATAAGACATTGGACAATTTTTTATATTATAATCTTAAACATAACTATACATTTTACAGCAATGATATTGTTAAATTTATAAAAAAGAATAATAATATCTTTGATATATTGAATACATATGAAGCTCTTGAATTTAATTCTAGATGGAAAGGTTATGAAAAAGAAAGAAACGAGCAAACAGTAAATGATATAAATAAACAAGCCAATAATAATAAAATATTTGGAAACGAAGAGTTATTAATATGGGCATTTTATTGTAAAAAAGTACTCGATGAACACTTTAAAATTGAAATTTTTAAAGATTTTAGGTTAATATTGTTAAGAAGAGTGAAGTGAACTGCCCAAATTTAATTTTATTTATATAGGCAAGCAATAGTAATATCTTGATATTCCATCTTTATTTACACTTTTAACATAACACATCTTACTTATATTTGATCTTTAATATGTTAATTTCATTAGGGAGTAACGATATAGATGTAGCATTTTTTTCCTTAAGTTCACTACTTATCGCATTTTCTGTTTGATATCTATAAAAGCATTTATTATATGGAAATAAATTTCTCCATTTTGTAGTATCATTAACAAAGCATTGTAATGATATATTTTCTTTGTTATCAAAATAAATTGAAAAATGTGATGGAACTATTGAATTGTATGTAAAAATATTACTATCACCTATGATTCCAACAAAAATAACGTCCTTGTATCTTTGTAGAAGTTCGACACTTTTTAGTATATAATTATTTTCAATAGAACTAGTTTCGCCTTTTATATAACAAACCCCATTATTTCTTAATAAGTCCATATGAAATAAATATTGGCAAGGAGAATTGAATAATGAATAATAGTAAGCAAACGCGTTTTTGTATGTTCGTTCTATGCATATATCATCCACGTTATTATAAGAAAAAATTGTTTTCAATATATCTTTGTATTCATTTTGCTTAGTTTTATATTCTAAAAAGTCACATTTAATCTTGGCGTCCTGTGTTATTATTTTATTATGTTTCAATGAGGCAATAAAAAAATCAATGCTCATTATTTCAGCATTTTCATATTTATTAGTAGAATCAATTACAATAAACACATTTTTAAATACATAATCAAAACTTTGTAAACTTTCTATAAAGTCAGTAAGTTTGCCATCTTTATTATTTTCTAAATCTATAATTTCCCTTGGAAGCATCATTATATTCAGGCAAATATTAACATCGTCAGTATTTACAACTTCATTAGCTGTAACATTAATTTTACAATTACTAACATCGTAGTTTTTTACATCATTAAAACCATTTATGCTATATATATGATGTTGTAAAGTTTTATTACCATAATTAGTACCAGATTTGATATATTTAACAGGTAGCATATATATATATATATATATATATATATATATATATATATGTGTGATATAAATTCAGAAAAATATAATTATAAATCATTCTTTTCAAGATATTGTAATAATTGTCGCTTAGAAGCTCTATGTAAATCTAGTGAGTTACATATTTGACTATCGTTGTCATCTGGATAAATAAACATAGGAAATTTATAGGTATAACTAATATATTCGGTATGTTTATTAACTATACTATAAATGCCATTACTAAAACAATCAGGGGTTGGTATATTAAACATATTATATTTTGATAGATAACTATTTAATAATTTAATGGCACATTTTCTATTAATTACCCACGCCAAACACGAAGAGGATTTTTGTTCACTCCATTTAAAATAAAGCTCTCTATCACAAAATTTAGGTTCAATATTTTGAATAATTGTTGCTAATTGTATAATACCCCAATCTGATGGAGCATTTTTTACTACATCTTCTACACTTTGCTTCCAATATTTTTTTAATTCAAATGTTAAATCGTCTTCACATATTAAAGCATATTCGTCATTTGTATTTAATAAAAAATGAGTCATCGCTTGTATATGAGACCTACAACAAGCATTTTCTTTGGATCTCTTCGAATCATCTATACTAGGATAGGCGTTTACACGATAATGTTCCGTTATATTATTATCAGCAAATTCTTTTAATATTTTGTTTCTTCTGGTATGAGCACTGTGTAAATTTATCCAGAAATATTTCATTTGTAATATAATATATTATAATAAATAAATGGGTAAATAAACTATTTTAGATTATTAGAAAATCTAAAAATTATATTTACACGTTACACTCCCTCTACCAATATCAATGTCAATATTATGTATCTTGTTAATAAACCCAGCCGTTTCTAAATCTACAGTAGCATTAGATACTTCATGGGTCCAATATTTCATCCATTTTTTATTTTTCAATACATTATTAATAATAACAATTGTATTATCGTGTGCGAATTGTTTTGATAATATAATGTCTTGCTTTACTATGTCATATTTAAAACTACCATCTATGAATATAATGTCATATTTCACATGTGAACCGGAGAGCATATCCTGTTTTAAAATATCATTGCTATTTCCCTTGATTAATATATGACGGTTTGGATAGTTTACATCAATATATTCTTTACCGGTCTTAACACTCTGTAAAACATGTTCATCAATACTTGTTACATTTACATGGTCATTTAATTTCAAAAATAATTCGGCGGAATGTCCTGCTAGAAACCCTACCTCCAATACATTTCGAATACCATCTATATCACATATGCTTTTTAAATGGGATAGTAGTTGATTGGCATGTTCGTCAACTTGTGTTATATACCCTTGTTTAATTTTTATATTTTGTCTTTCAAGAAATTCACATATTGAGTTGAAATCGTTGTTTCTATGTATATAATTAACATTATTATTCGTTTTTTTTACAACAGTATCAACTGCTGAAATCAGTTGTGGTGTTCGTGTTTCAAATATACTATTCGTAGATTCGTCATCTAAATACCATTTATTAAATTGTTTCATACGTTTAATCTTATAATCGGATACATCATAATTAAAATGAATAATATATGGAACAATGTTCTTATAATTGTCTCTATAATATTTACCATTAGGAAATTTATCCAAATCTAGATATTTATGTTTTATACTCTTTGAAAATCGTCTTATATATTGTTGGTCATTTTGAAAACTATCAATATTTTTGGTAATTGTTTCAAAATTCGTAATATCAATAGTATTTTCATTAGACTTCATCCAAAAAAATCCCGTACACATATTCGGATGTTCCGCATCTTGGTGGTCATTTTGAATTAACAATTCCGTATCTGGTTCCAGAGAGTCTAACATATATTTAAAAGGATCTTTTTCAAATACAATATCTCCATCAATGAATATAACATCATTACCTGATATCAATTCATTATGAATAGCATATATTTTATAAGAAGTAATCGATGCCCATTGTTTTTTTCCAATTTCATCCTTGCTCTGGGTTGCTTTGTACTCTATCCAATTATTTAAATATGAATCATTTGCGTCTACTTGCTCTACATCATTAAAATAGTACTTATTTTTAAAATAAGAATAGGATTCGTTACCGATACAATATATTTTTAACGATTTTTCTATACCTAATTTCGTCATAGAAATTAATAAATTTTCAGTTAGGTATTTATACCCGTCGTTGGTAAGAGTAATTATCTTTAGTTTATTCAAAAATATATTATCTGGAAAAAATAGTTTCCAGCCTATTCCACCACCACATACACCATTAAGAAACCACGAACATTTATCTGGATTATGAACAATATCTTTATGCGTATAATATTGATATGGTTTATTTTGAATATAATGACTATACTGAATATGATGTGACACTGTACTGCCTTCATATCCAATAAACACATTTGCCTTTTGACAGATATATTTCTGTAATATAAATTGAACGACTAATTTATTAGTAATATTTGGAAAATATTTGTTCAATTCTATGCTTTCTATAATATCTTCCGTGTAAGTAATATTGGCATAAATATTGTTATTGATATTAGCAAGATATAATGTGTCTTTCCTATCTGCCATAATTACAATTTCCTTATTACATTCATTGTGTTTTCCTATTATTTCTAGAATATGTTGAATATCATCGTCGCATCTGGAATTTACCACACTCGTTGATAATTTGACATCACCGAATCTAAAATGAATACCGATATATTTATTTGGATATGAGAGTTGATTAAAAATATAATAAAATGATTCGTGTAAATGAGTCAATGATTCACATATATTTGACATTAATTGATAATTACTAGTGGATGTTAAAAAATTGGAAAAACATCTAGACGCATTTGATTCCGTAATATAAACGTATTCATGTGACCAAGATGACACGTCAAGAATACGTGGGTTTCTACCATGTAGAAAATGTTTAATGACGACGTTATTAATGTTGTTATTATACAATGTTAATATTTCCTTATCTATAAATCCTATTTGGGAAAAATTATGTCCAAATAATAGATTATGTGTCTTTTCCTTATCACTCAAGATGTGTGTATATTTTTCTGGTACCGCACCATAATGTACTTCTACACCATGAGGCAAATATTTTAAATAATCGTCGCTAAAAAAATCCAGAATGGTTCCATAATTCCAGGAAGAACTACCACAATGACATAATGGATTTTTTATTAACAAAATTAGTTTACGACTACTTATATTTGCCAGATAAATAGCGGTTTCGAGTGAAAATAACTGGTTACAGAAACCAACCCCGCTAAATAAATCATACACTAAATAATTCATTCTTTGATTTTATTATATAATATACCTTTGAAATAATTATATATGAATAACGTAAAAAGAATTAAAAAGTAATGACATATTTATTGTATTATGTCACTACCAATTCATAAAAATATAGTTGATAAACTAAGCAATTTCATAGAAAATAAAAGGATACCTAATTTGATTTTTCACGGAACCTCTGGTTCAGGTAAGAAGACGTTATTATTTAATTTCCTGAAAGAAGTGTATATAAATGAAACCAATTATATGAAAAATTATGTGATGATAGTGAATTGTGCTCATGGAAAGGGCATTAAATTCATACGTGAAGAGTTGAAATTTTTTGCCAGAACAAATATAAATTTACAAGAAGGAAGCATTTTTAAGAGTATCATCTTATTGAATGCGGATAAACTAACTATTGATGCGCAATCAGCGCTAAGAAGATGTATCGAATTATTTAGTCATTCAACCAGATTTTTTATCATAGTAGATGATAAGTATAAATTACTAAAACCTATTTTGTCTCGATTTTGCGAAATATTTATACCAGAACCAATCATAAATGGTAAAGAATTAAACTTACATCGATACAACCTAGATAATTGTTTTTCCGTATCAAAATATGATAAGCAGCGAAAAACGAAATTTAAAAACGAACTTGATAAAATAAAAGAGAATAAAGTAATAGAGATAAGTGAGACGCTATATGAAAAGGGGTATAGTGCTTTAGATCTGGTAGAGTATATTAAAGATATGAAGATAGACGAGACAAAGAAATACGAATATTTAGTATTTATTCAAAAAATAAAGGGAGAATTTAGAGAAGAGCGATTATTAATGGCCTGTATATTGAATTTTGTATTAAAGCGTTTAGATTATACTTTAGAAAATATTTCTTTTATGTAAATGGATGACTATTCAGTATCAAGTTTACAAGAGTCTAGAAATGAGTGGTGCGCGCGTTTAATTAACATCTTAACTCCTCTAGTAATAGAGGGATTTAAATCTATATTCGACGAGTCTTGGAAATTGTGTGATGAAAATGATGAATTAGAAAAATATTTAATGACCTTCCAAAACTTTTTAGCACGAATTCCCAAATGGAATTCAAATATTGTGGAAGAGGAGACAAAACGAATTGTGGAAAAAAGCAATTGTGGATATTTAAATGATTTAATCAGTTGTGTTCATATTATCCAATTAAAAAGTTTGACGTGTATGCGTGTAGGTAACAAACAAAAGAAGATTGATATAAATGTTCCATCTTTGTCGGAGTTTGTTCATAAGATATACATAAATACCGCCAGAAAAATATATACCAATATTTACTTGTTTGAGAAAAATATAGGACCACTTCAAGTACAAAAACATAATCGTGAATTGGAATTAATTGTAAAAGAACATATATTGAATACTATTAGAGATAATATTCCGGTTGAAAATATTTTAAAGGTATACTTGGACGAATCAATTGAAAATGATATTCAAGTGGAAGAAAGTGAAGAAATTATCTCAACTGAACCGGTAGAAGATGAAGGAAACGGAGAAGAAATAGATAAAGAAGTAGACCAATCAACCGACGATGCCAAATCTAATATTAAGAATGAGAATGTAAATCTAGAAATAGAATCACTCGATAATGAAGAGACAGAGAGAAAACATTCAGAAAACATTCGATTTAATGACATCGACAACTCGATTACTGTAGATAATAAAACAGAAGATATTTCAGCCCCAAAGACTGATGCCAGGTTACAACAAATAAGCACAGATAGATATAAAGCCAGGCAAATGGAAGCAGACGACGATGAAGCGGATGACAGATTAAAAATAGGGGAAAAAATAAGTTTAACAGAACTTGACGTGCATGATTTAGAAAAGCCCAGACATACAAATAAGGTACCCATTGGTCTTGAAGAAATTGAAATATTGACATAATTACACTTTTGGAAAAAGTATGTCAAAATATACACTTTTGGAAAAAGTATGTCAAAATATACACTTTTGGAAAAAGTATGTCAAAAATTCGTAAAAAAGAAGGAATCTTTATTTCATTGTATTGTAAATGACAGAAGTATTTGTATATGCTTTAGCCATATCAACAGTATTTTTTCTATTCAAATTCTTAGAAATGAAATTTGTGCCTGACGATGAAAAGAAGCCATTAAAGGTTCTCGTTAAAGAAACGTTACTCGTATATTTTGCTTCCGTCTCCGGTATATATTTGTATTCACAGTTTGATAGCAAAGATGTGAAAGTAGGTGGTAAATCTACGATGGCATTTGTAGATAACCCAGCGTTTTAATTTATGGTGTATCCTGTATATGTGAGTGTAAGTGTAAATTAGATTGATATAAACATTTTTTATTATTTTTCACAATAATAAAAAATTAATTTGTAAATTGTATATGCGATTGAAAACGATTCTTTCCGAACGGTGTAATAATTGAATAATATTTTGATAATGTGTCATTTATTGCAAATTAGGTATGTTATCGAGATTAATTATTTTGGCACTTTTATTGAGTTTCTTTTTACTAACAATGTAATTTTTAAATATATCGTTTTTTAATTGAACCGATGGAATCGCATTGTGAATAGTTCGCGCTATCATTTTATACAATTTAAATTCAGGATATCTCTCTTCACCGCTATTTTTATATAATATGTTTCTGTCCTTATCATCGGTTAACCATATATTAAGTAACCTAGCTACTTTATTTTTTTTAATGATAGCCTCGGCTTCAAATATATCTTCTACAAAATGGTCATACAAACAGCATGCCAATCTACATAAATCAAAACTATGATTGGGTTCTAGTCTAGGTTTTTTATCATCAAGATAAGGTTCACAGTTATATTGTGAAGCTGCATCGCCTTTTGAATGAAAACTATCACTACACATGGTATGTTTATTAAATTTATAAATAGCACGACCGAAATCGATTATCTTATATATCTTACCATAAGTAGGAACTTTGTATGTAACATTATTAAAAGTATAATATAAAAACTGTTTTTCGGTTGGAATATACATAATATTATTGGTGTGTAAATCGTTATGTGTAAAAGAAAATGTTTTTTGAAATACGGCCAAACTAATAATTATCTGAAACAAGCAAGAAATCCACTCATCTTGTTGTAACAAATCTTTTTCCATTAAATAATCCAATGTATTTTCACATTTTTCAAGTATTATCATCTGTACAGGAAATTTGAATATAGAACAAAACACCTCATCGTCCTCCTCATTGTCATCATCAGTGTCATCATCAGTGTCATCATCCTTGTCATCATCCTCATGACAATCATCACTATTGTCATTATATAGGCCATCGATTTCCTCATCATCAATAGACGTATTAGATGATTTAGAACTGTAGGTTGATGTCGTAGAGAGGGACAATGATTTTTTTAAAGGATGATTATAAATACAAATATCATTGAAATCTATAATTTGTAGTTGGGTTTGTCCAGAAATTTGTTCTTGTGTATTTGATTGTTCTGGGTAACGGTTAGGGTCTAGTTCGTTATTAGCCGAAAATATAGAACAAGTATCGTCGGACAAAAATGTGTCTAACTCTATATTGTCTAACTTACCATCAATGACTAGTTTTTTTTTATTACTCCGTGAATCTATATTAAAAATCGTAGCATGATTATTATTTTCAATATTAAATTTATGATTATTATTTGTATGAAAAAAATCACTTTCATTCAAGTAGTCAATGTCATCCGAAATATTATATACAAATTTATGTTGTTCACTTAAAAAAGAACCATAATAATCTATACTATTTAAAAAGCCATAATTATGTAATAATTGACTAGACAAATATGAAAAAAACGAGTCTACATAAGCACTATTATTTTTATCAAGTAGTTTAGGAAAACAATTGCTTGTATTGAATTGTGGCAATGTGATAACTTGGTTTCCTGACAGGTCATATTTTCCTGTTAAATATTTAAGTGGGTCTAATAAAGGTGAGAATTTACAAAATACATCTCGTATGAGAAGATTGTTTGAATTATCAGATACATTGACATTCAATACATTATTATCAATTTTTTCATTAATAGAATGAATGTAGTATTTCTGATTCAAATTAATACTATTATAGTTGGATGAATTCAATGAAAAGAATTTTTCATATAATGGAACATAATTTTGTAGTTTCTCTAAACCTAATGTAGATTGTTCTAAACTGTGAAACAAATCCTCGTTTTTATTTTTTTGGTAATACAGAGAAAAGTTCATTCTTTACTATATTATTCTTAAAGTAAATATTATAAATCATTTAAACTTATTTTTCGTAATTCATTATTATTTTTTTTCTTTTTAGAAGATAATCATGTCGTTGGATATGAAAAAATTCGATATGAAAAATATTAGTTTTCGACCAGACGAAAATAAAGGACCAGTTGTAGTTTTAATTGGTAGAAGAGATACTGGAAAAAGTTTTTTAGTTAGAGACTTATTATATTATCATCAGGACATTCCGATTGGAACTGTAATATCTGGCACAGAAGCAGGTAACGGGTTTTTTAGTGAGCATGTACCCAAGTTATTTATACACGATGAATATAGTAGTAGTATCATAGAAAATATATTGAAACGTCAAAAAACAGTATTAAAACAGATAAAGAAGGAGATGGAAGTTTATAAACGCACCAATATAGACCCAAGAGCATTTGTAATATTAGATGATTGTCTATATGATAATAAATGGACAAAAGACAAATTAATGAGATTATTGTTTATGAATGGTCGTCATTGGAAAATTATGTTGATTATTACTATGCAATATCCGTTAGGTATACCACCCAATCTAAGAACAAATATTGATTTTGTATTTATATTGAGAGAGCCGTATATTGCAAATAGAAAACGTATATGGGAAAATTACGCGGGTATGTTTCCAACATTTGAATCATTTTGTCAAGTAATGGACCAATGTACTGAAAATTTTGAATGTCTTGTTATTAACAATAATGCCAAATCAAATAAATTACAGGACCAAATTTTTTGGTACAAGGCACAAAACCATAGTAATTTTAGATTAGGTTCGAAAGAATTTTGGGAATTATCAAAGGATATCAATAGTGACGAAGAAGATGAAGTATATGACCCAAACAGCGTTCAGAAGCGAGGTGCCGGTCCTAAAATACAAGTAAAAAAGAATAAATGGTAGAATATGAGTAAGTCAGTAGTATATTTTTTTGTATTGTTATATAAAAATGAGTAAAAATATAAAAAGTAATACAGCAACAACTAATAATATAGATGACATTCCTACGAATCTTCTTAATTTAGAAGTGACTGATAAAATAACAACCAAAGCACCAGATGATGTTATAGACAAAGTAATTAAGACAGTAGTTGATAATACAAAGAAAAAAATACCAGATGTAAAAAATCAGGTTGTATCGTCATTAAAACCACAAAAAGACCGTCATAATGATGACAATGACAATGACAATATCCACTATAAGCAAACCCGCGAGTTTATCATATTTCAACACGAATTGAAGGCTCTAATTAACAATAATCTATATATATTAAAGGAATGTAAATCAAATAAGCGATTATTAGATATAAAATATAGTGAATTAAATACATATATTAATTATATTCAGATTTCAGTAATTGTATTGTCGACAGTATCTGGATTTTTACAATCCACAAAAAACTACTTTGATACAAGTGAATCTATAGTATCAGTATCTGGAATTACAATTTCGACATATATAAGTCTTATACTATCAGTGTCAAAATACTATAAATTTGACGAACAAAAGGAAAGAATACACAACTTAAGAGAAAAGTACGCTAATTTACATAATAAAATTGAATATAGAATGGATATATTAGGTCCGCATACAAAGGAAGAATTATGGGAACATCGGGATGTAACGGAAAAATTAAGCGAGTGGTCTAAAATAAAGAATACTATGGATGATGAATATTTAACATTGATTGAAACAAAACAATCCTTAACTACAGAATTTGAATCTATTATGGATTCTAAGTCAAGAAATGAAAACTATATTAAAGACCGCGAGTTAGTGTTACACAACCGGCGCCAGTTGTTTAAAGCATTAGTTAAACATAACCGGTTAGAAGATGAAATAAAAGAAAAAAAGATTGGTACTGATTTTACCAGTATGATTCAGTTACCTGACGATGATTTGAATAATTGGGATGACCCTATTTAACAGTCGCAACCGCAATATTACAATTAGCATTTTATTTTTATTATGTGTATAATCAGTTTTACATTACACGTACGCAGGAGTTTTATACGATGGACATACTTACTTCTCTTTCGCTCAATGGTGGAGTTCTATTACACATTCTAACAGTCGTCATATTATCTATCGCATTATGTATATTGGATAGGAATGTTCTAGTTACAAGTATCACTATGGAAAATGCTAGAATACCTAATATAATTATCAAAGGTGTTGGTATCATATCTTCGTATATTGTCTAGAACGTTACTATATATGCTAATTAAAATAAACATATTATGTAGTCAATTTTACATTTATGTATACGTAAATATTTTTTATACATAATATAATCATTTTATGATTATATTATTATAGTTTATTTGATTTACACGTGTTCGATTAAGCCATCAACATAGATAGACCATGGTCACTATCTTTACTAGTGACAATATTTTTACCCTCGAATAATTCATTCTTCACATCTTCCAATGTAGCATTTTCACCCATAGCCACTTCTTGGGTATTCATATTGGCTACTGAAACCAAGTCGCCATTATCATTAATCGTTTGAGTTAATTTATTACCAGATTCTAGCGCATTTTTCTTATTTTCCTCAATTGCTTTCTGCTTTGCTTCCTTGACACGCGCATCAAATTCGTCCTTTGCCTTGTCTTCATTCTTCTTCTTTTCACTCATTAGTTCATTAAGGGTTTCTTCCATATACTCAACGCGTCCAGTCTTATATGCCTCTGGGTGAAATGGAACCCAAATACCAACTGGTCCTACATATACATCATGATTCGGGTCATTTTGTCTTAGCATCTTACATCTCAATTCTGCTTCTTGTTGTGTAGGGAATACACCTCTTACCTTAATGCCACGAATAGATGTTTGAAATGTGTGTTTCTCTCCAAACTCCTTTTCTAGACGTTCTTCATGTTCGTCCAAGAAGTTCTTAAAATCATCTTCAATGGAGGAAGTAAGTAAATTGTCACGTTCATCTTTAACAAATTCTTGGAAATCTTTGGTAAGTTTATCAAATTCAAGATGATATTTGAAAGATATAAAGTTTAGAAACTGTGTAAATTTCTCCATAGACTTACTAAAATCCCACTTCTGTATGAACTGTTCGAATAAAAACATATCTTTTTGCTTTAAAATATGTTCAGGGGAAATAAAAGATAAACATACAAACTTTTGCCCAGCCATAGACTTGTCCTCGTCTAACAAATCAACGTATTTGGGATTTTGAGTACCATCCGCATTGGTTTTTAAGGTAACATTTGATGGTGGGATAGGTTTAGAAAAACTCATTATAAATACATACTTTATTAATATTTAAGTGATTTTACGAACTATAAATATTAGTTCCTTATATTTATTTATTTTTTTCTTTTCAAATTATATAATAATGTTAGGTGGTATGTTAGATTTAGGTGAATTAGTCAAAAGAGCTATTAAATACCTCGTAGAGGGTTTAATGGTCGCTATTGCTGCATATGCCATCCCCAAAAGAGGTCTTAACTTGGACGAGGTTGCACTTATTGCTTTAACTGCAGCGGCTACATTTAGCATTCTTGATACGTATGTTCCCAGCTTAGCAGTTGGTGCTCGTTCGGGTGCTGGATTCGGTATTGGTGCCAATCTCGTTAAATTTCCTGGTGGATTTTAAGTATAAATCCGTGTCTTATTATTAAATTGTAAACAATAATAAATATTAGTAATCATATTTATTATTTACACTATTATACATTTAGAATCGGGTATGTAAAAACTATTTCATTTTTTATATAATACAAAATTGAATTATGGTTGCTTGCTTATGAATTATTTTATAATTACAATTACAATTACAATATAACTATGTCTTGTTTTGACTTGACTACATGTAGTACCAATCAAACATTCAATCGCATAAATTGTAATTTTACAATAGGATACGTAGAGTATATTTGTAATCCGACAATAACGTGTCAGCGTATCGATAATTTATATGATTGCTGTGCTTCTAATATTAGTGATTGTATTATAGAACGCCTTCAATTTCAATTATTACCAACTACATCCCCCATTATATTACCAAACGTTGCGAGTGACTGTGATACTACTTGTAATATTGCTCCCAGCACAAACAATTGCTATTGGTATGAAAGTCAAAATTTGGATATATCTTGTATTAGCAAAGACAATAAATACTGTTGTCCGCATAGTCGCGACGATTGTTGCCAAACATCCATGACATATATGTATGTTACATTTGGTTCATTATTCATTCTGTTTACATTATGTGTATATTACAAATGGTTTGTATACAGATATACTCGGACGATACCTGAACAAAATACACCTAATCCGGTCTAATAATCCGGTCTAATAATCCGGTGTAAAGGTTAAATAATTAAGGATATAAAGAATTTTTAGTATATATATATCAGTATAATGACCGTTGTTGAATACATTTGGCTAGGTGGTAATAATGAAATAAGGAGTAAAACGAGAGTTTTGGATAGTTTAGATACTGTAAACATATACAATGTAGCTACAACATATATAACGATAGATGATATTCCTAGTTGGAACTACGACGGAAGTTCTACCGGACAGGCAACTGGTCGCGATTCAGAAGTTATTATTCGGCCAAAGGCACTATTTAAGAATCCATTAGGCCCAGCATATGATTATATTGCGCTATGTGATACTTATTTACCAGACGGTTCACCACTATATAATAATGCGCGCGTAGAGGCTAACCGTTTATTTGAACAAAAACTAGAGGAAGAACCCTGGTTTGGTCTAGAACAAGAATACTTTTTAATTGATCCATATACTCAGAAACCATTGGGTTTTAATGAAGATAAGAAACAAGGACAATATTACTGTAGTGTTGGTTGTGAAAATGCGTTTGGTAGAAAACTAGTAGATGACCATTTTATGATGTGTCTACATGCGGGGGTTAAGATTGGTGGTATAAATGCTGAAGTGGCTCCTGGTCAATGGGAATTTCAAATAGGACCCTGTACAGGAATCGATGCCGGGGATCATCTTTGGACAGCTAGATATATTTTACAGAGATTAGGAGAATTGTATAATATTAAAATTGATTTTAGTCCAAAACCATTAAAAGGCAATTGGAATGGGTCAGGTTGTCATACGAATTATAGTACCAAGAACATGAGAGAAGGGACCGATGAAAAAACTGGATTGGAATATATAAATGAGGCAATTGATAAATTATCAAATAATCATTCAGAACATATGAAAGTGTATGGTTTCGGTAATGAGGAACGAATGACGGGGGCACATGAAACAGCATCATATGATGTATTCACAGATGGCGTAGCAAACAGAGGTGCTTCAGTCAGAAGAGGAAACGAAACCATTAAAAATAAACGCGGTTACTTTGAAGACAGACGCCCTAGTGCGAATTGTGATCCATATTTAGTTACAAGCGCTATATTTAAGACAACGTGTTTAGATTGAATAAACGGATTGGATTATAACATATTTTTCATAACTAATATTTCTTTTTCTTGTTGATAAACGATATTTTTGGCCAGCGTGAATAAATAACTATCATATATAAAATTATCATCATTTTCTAATAGTTTGGTTGTTGTTGTTAACGCAGTTGAATGATGTCCTATCATCCGTTTTAGCCACTGTTTGCTATTTACAAAGACTTGCTTTCGCAATAAAAAAACACATCCTATACTTAATAATACACCGATAACAAAAATCGTTGTGTTAAAATGTCCCATTGACAAATAATGAACTATTTGATGACTCCATATCATATTCGACGCCATAAGCAACCCGCTATAAATAAGAGTTAGCGACAAGTATATATCCGAAACACTATATGCTAGCATATTCATCGGATTAACCGCGATTCCGACTATAAACATAACTATAAATAATATTAGTTGTTGAATGAATATGGAACGCATTATAATAGTTGTATATTATATTATATTATATTACATTATATTATACTGTTGTGATAATCAAATAAGTTACGATTAATTGTATAACACTTGTTAGTCCTCCTAAGAATAAATAAACATTGGTTATACTTGTTATATGTTTGTATTGTTCGTCCGAGCATTCTTTTGATTTTTTACAAGTATTAGCAAGGAATGTCATTCTTTTAGAATAGGGTATTAATGAGTATATCATATAGGCGGTTGATATGAGAATCAATGATATAGATATAAAAATGGCTAAATATGGGTGTATTTTTATAGAACCGCTTCTTGCCATATTATAAAATACTAAACTATATGTTGTGATAATAGCAGATAAATTTAACCATTCTATTACTACTTGTTCAGGAATATACATTTTTTCTGAGAATCCTAAGTTATTTTCAATATCCTCACTGATAGACATATATTAATATCGAGTGAAAAGAAATTAAATTAAATTAAATTAAATTAAATTAAATTAAATTACCAAGGTGTAAACAAAATTACATTAAACGGTTGGTATAAATTCCCAGTCCAAATATTCGCATATTTTTTTCCATATTTCATCTTGATCAATTCGTTTTTCGCGGTCTTTTAACATTGGAAAATAAGGTAGAAATTGTGTTTGATCTAATAATTCGCATAATTTATAAACAGTATAATAATAGTTTAAAAAATTAACGCGGTCGTCTGGACAACATTTCGCATACGGACCTTGAATCTCCATAAATAAATTACATAAAGATTCTTCTAGTTCTTGTGTCATAACAGGTGGTTTTATGCCTAATTTATCCTTAATAAATGGTATATGTTCGTAGTATTTATTATATCCTAGTTTTTTAAGAATTTCCTTTGCTTTCTTGTTATTCAATTGTGATAACTCGATACGCTCTTTGCGGATTTGGTTTTTAATATTTTCTAATACTTCTTCTGGTATTTGAGTGGTTTCTTTTGCTTGAAACTGTGCTAATATTTCGCGAAAATGATTGATTCTTTTATAAGCGTAAAAGCAGGCTTCTTTGGGAGGTTCTTTATAGGACGGTTTTTCATTTTCAACGAGATATTGAATGTGTTTATGGCAAGAATTACATACCATTATCCCCTCGTGATCAATAGGTATTAATTCACCCTTTCTACAATATTGACAAATATCTGTTTCAACTATAAATTTGTTTATATCAATAAATGACTCATCCAAGTTGGATAAATATTTTTGAATATAGTCTTTATTATGAAGATTAATTTGTTCAACATTAATATCATTACTGTTGATTTTAAAAAAGGTATTCAATAATTTGGTTTTATTATTATTCAACGAAATATCCTTTTTGTTTTCAAAATAATCAAAAATATATTTACTATTGTTTAAGTAATAGTCTTTTTTATTTTTTTTTATATCATTTATTTTTTCATTTATTTCACAGAGGGTATCCTTAATTTCAATTGTATGGTCAATTGTTAATTTTGAATCTGTAGTTAATAAGTTGTTGAAATATTTCTTCTTTGCTCTCAACTCTGGCAACGTTTCATCAGTTTCTCTAGCAAATTCCTTTTCAATTTCTTTGTGTTTACTATCTAATGTAGTGATACTTTTTTCATCCATAATAATTTTCTTATTTGTTTTATGTTTAAATGAAGGCATTTGATTGACTATAATAAGTAACTCCTTTTATTTTTAATATATATTTGTCAGTTATTCATTACAAGTTATATTTTAATTTATGTTTTCTCTCTATTTAACAAAAATGAACATTCATATTGACAATTGTGATATTAATAGAATACCTCAAAATATGTTAAACATGATGGATTATTTACATTCTTATTTAGACAATGATTGGAGTATCAAAAAGAGAAAATGTTATATACTTAGGAAGAATAATAGCAAGATTTTGGTATCTGATACGATTCAATTTTCAAATTCATTACATAATGAAAACACACATATAACACATACTAATCAAAAAAATCGTAACGTTAATGATAATGATACTAAATATATATTATATTTTCTACATAATGTTCTAAATAATGGGTGGACTGTTAAAAAAACGCAATTAGATGAATATATTTTTATTAAAAACCACGAAGGTAAAAAAGAAATATTTTCGAATCGTTATTTAAATACATTTTTGAAGGATAACTTCAATTTGAATTTAATTAAATAATTTAATGTAGGTGTGTAGTTTTTATCAGAAAAAAAAAAATATTTAGCAATAATATAACCATGGGAGGTGGATTAATGCAACTCGTAGCTTACGGAGCCCAAGATGTCTATCTTACGGGTAACCCTCAAATTACTTTCTGGAAAGTCTCTTACAGACGTCATACTAACTTCGCAATGGAGTCCATTGAGCAAACATTCAACGGCCAAGCCGATTTCGGTCGCCGCGTGACATGCACCATCAGCAGAAATGGTGATCTTTGCTACCGTACTTATCTTCAGGTTACTCTCCCCGAGATTAACCAACAAATGAAGAATACCTCTGGTACTGCCACTGACGGTGTCTATGCCCGTTGGTTGGATTTCCCCGGTGAGCAACTCATCTCTCAAGTTGAGGTTGAGATTGGTGGCCAAAGAATCGACCGTCAGTACGGTGACTGGATGCACATCTGGAACCAACTTACCCTCACATCTGAGCAACAACGTGGATACTACAAGATGGTTGGTAACACCACCCAACTTACCTTCATCACCGACCCCTCTTTCAACGATGTTGATGGACCTTGTGAGTCCAACGCTCCTCGTCAAGTGTGTGCTCCCCGTAACGCTCTTCCCGAGACTACTCTTTACGTTCCTCTTCAATTCTGGTACTGCCGCAACCCCGGTCTTGCCCTTCCTTTGATTGCCCTTCAATACCACGAGGTCAAGATCAACCTTGACATCCGCCCTATTGATGAGTGCTTGTGGGCTGTTGGTACTCTTAACAACGCCAAATGTTCTGGATCTGGTAAAGTCACCACTGCCTACAACCAATCTCTTGTTGCCGCTTCCCTCTATGTTGACTATGTCTTCTTGGATACCGATGAGCGCCGCAGAATGGCCCAAAACCCCCACGAGTACCTCATTGAGCAACTTCAATTCACTGGTGACGAGTCTGTCGGTTCTTCCAGTAACAAGATCAAGCTCAACTTTAACCACCCCGTTAAGGAGCTTGTTTGGGTTGTTCAACCTGACCAAAACGTTGATTACTGCTCTTCTCTTGATTGTGCTCAAACCCTTTACAACACTCTTGGTGCCCAACCCTTCAACTACACTGACGCTGTCGATGCTCTTCCCAACGCCATCCACTCTTTCGGTGGACCCGAATCTATTGCGGAGACTTCTCGTTCTTTCATCGATGCCAACGGTCTTTTCAATGACGCTGGTGCCGTTGACACTGCTGCCCCCACAACCGGCCAATGGTGGTCTACTCAAGCCGGTGCTGGTGCCTCACCATACAATGCCCCCCAACTTGGTTTCGCCGGTATCCAAAACTCTGGTGTCTCTGATGCCGGTACTTTCGTTCTTGCCGAGACTTCTCTTGACATGCACTGCTGGGGTGAGAACCCTGTTGTAACTGCCAAGTTACAGCTTAACGGCCAAGACCGCTTCTCTGAGCGTGAGGGAACATACTTTGACCTTGTCCAACCTTACCAACACCACACTCGCAACCCCGACACAGGTATCAACGTATACTCCTTCGCCCTTCGCCCCGAGGAGCACCAACCTTCTGGTTCTTGCAACTTCTCCCGCATTGATAACGCCACCCTTCAACTCGTTCTTTCCAACGCCACAGTTGAGGGTACCAAGACTGCCAAGGTCCGTGTTTATGCCACCAATTATAACGTATTAAGAATTATGAGCGGTATGGGAGGTTTAGCATATAGTAATTGAGCGGGTTGGTTATATATGTTTATATACACTATATATTATATTAGAAGAATATTAATTTAAAGACATTCATTTTATATACATTATAATATGAATGAAAATAGCCATAAAATTGAAACGGAAAAATCTGTAACCAATTATTTAACACTAAACGCTATGAAGGAAATAACTTACATAAATACTGAACTCCAATGTGGTATTATTGAATTTGGACCAAACAAACAATATTTTTTAGATTTTGATGATTTTAATAGATATGTAAAATTTGACAAAAAATTTAGTTTTATTACTACTAATGATATATATCCATCATATTGTTATAATTATAAAAGGTTCACATTATTAGAGTTTATATACAACATAAAACAAACCGATAATATAAACTATATTTTTAAAAATAGAAATATAAATGATTTAAGACATGTTAATATAGATATAAAACATAAATATTATGATATTATTTCTCAACAATACGAAGTGATTCAATATATTCAAGGACATATTAACACCAGTGGAAAAGAAGCAAATATTGTGAAAAATCCTATTTGGAAGATAAAAGAAAATAACAATGAGTATTTACTTATGTATTGTGAACCAGATACCATTTGTAAATTGTGTACTTCTTCTTATCAAAAAATATTAGATTTTGAAACAACAAACTACGATGGAAAAAAAATAACATTTTATAAACAGTCCAATGGATATATTTCATGTCATTCTGGTAATTTATATATCCATCAAGTTATTACTGGTTGTTATGGAAATGGTAAAGGAACTAAAATTATTAGTGTAGATCATATTGACCAAGACCCATTAAATAATACTTATCATAATCTACGCATTGCTACTAGAAAAGTTCAAGAACAAAATTCTAAAGGTATTAAGGAAGGAACAAAACGGGCAAGAAAAAAGGCAGCAAAGCCATTGCCAAACGGAATAAGTGAGGATATGGTTAATAAATATGTATATTATGCTGAAGATACATACGGACCACATAATAAAATAAGACATTTCTTTCGGGTATGTCATCCAAAACTAGACAAAGAACCCTCCTCATCTAAGTCAGAAAAAGTATCCATTCTGGAGAAACTAGCCCAAGCAAACAAAATCGTGGATGATTTGGAAAATGATATTTATCCAAACGTGGAAGAAAAAATATTGCCTATTTTTGTAAGTAATCGCGATTATAGAGGAAAACCTCATTTAACATTTGACAGGAAAGCACCAGACGGAACAAGGCAAAATATAAGAATGGTTTTACCACAAGAATATAAGTTAGAAGAACAAATAAACATTATTAGAGAGAAAATCAAGATTAAATATGATTACGAAATATAAAGACAAGTAATTAGTATGTACTGTTGAGGATTTAAAATGGCACGGTAAGAATAAATAATGTATAATAATATAAATAGTTTTTACTGTTATTTGAATTATAATAAGACCGATTTTGTAATAGACTTGGATAATATATGGAAGTGGTTATGATTTAATCAAAAAGTTAAAGGAAAACAATTATTAGAAAAACAATTTATTATTAATAAAGATTATCAGATCTTGCTTTCCCAACAGGGAAAGCAACAAAAGCAAGAAAAACACGGAGGTCATAACAAAGAGACATTTATGTCAATAAGTCATATGATTACCCAAACAATGATTTATTTAACTATGCCTTCCATTCTGAAGATACGTCTTGAAAATACTCTTCAATTATTCTTCCTTGCATTTTTATTATAATATTTGTACTATTCCAATACGGTGAGAAATATTTAAGTATAGAATGATTTGCATATAATGCTTGAATTCCTCCCATTTCATATATTTTTTTCCCCATTTCAACAATTACATTTTTATTTGTAGGATTTTCATATATTATTTTACAACATATATGATGTTGATTACCATATTCAGCCCATAAATCAATATGTTTGTCTAGTTTTTCTAACATTTCTTCATAATTAGGATAAGGTGTAACTTTAACAAACTCTATAATCATTTCATCCTCTACTTGTATAAAATCTTCAATATCAATATTATTATTATCCATTGTATTATTATAAATTAAATATAAATTATAAAATTATATCAATTTTATAATAAAAAGTCGCCATTTTAAACATTCAAGGGTGTAAATGAATCCGAAAAAGTATCTGAACTGTAAAATATTTTTAGTATATATATAATATATATAATGACTGGACGTAATTTAGATTATGGTCATATGTATGAAGGTCGTATGGCAAGAACAGAATTAGATAATATAGAGAGAAATGCTAAAAAATTACATAAACTTCTTAGAGACAACGACGATTTACCTGAATGGGTAAATAAAAAGATATTTTTAGCAAATAGTTATTTAAAATCGGCTACTAATTATTTACATAATAAAATCGTTCATAGAAGCCATTCTACAAAGAAACGAAAGACTAGAAAGGGAAAACAAACTAAACGTGTTAAAAAATAGACCCTTTTATTTGTATAAAATCATAAAATAATAATTATTCATTCCAAATATTATTTTATTTACATTTCTTACAATCCTTACTGGTCAATTCGTAACCCCAATGTTGTAATGTTTGTCGTATTTTAGGACTAACTGTATAATCATTGTATTTTGCCTTTTTATCATTAATCATATTGATTAACCATTTTCTGAATCTACTCTTCGGACCAGCTGTTTTTTCCCATCTACTTATTTGCCATTCGTCATCAGGGCCTCGTTCGCCTTGATAAAAATCACAATACCATTGAACCCATCCATAGGGTTGATTCTTAGTTATCCATTCCTTTTCCTCCCAAAATTCCAAGGTTGTTCCTACCTTGACTTTATACTTATTAATGGATATATCGTAATTGTTCCATTCTCGGGTGAGCCAATCATCTGGTATTCCTTTCCACCAAGATTTTGGATAATCTAAATGTTGATTTTTATATTTTTTATTTGTTACAGATGAGTATATAGGTCTCCAATATGTTCCTCCGAAACTGCCTAATTGAAACATTTCTCTTGGTGTTAAATTAGGTCTAAAATCAGGATAATCATTAAATAGAATCTCTCTATTACTATTTTTAGTAGGCATATTATAATTAACTTATATTTTATTATATCTAATAAAAATAATATTATATATATAATATATATACTATATATCAATGTCCGAATTGGAAACCTACCTAAAAACAATTGTATCGTATGAACAACCTTGGTGTAAAATGATGGGATTTTTTAATCCATATGTAGATCCATTTGACCATTTTATATCCAAAAATGTTCCCGATTTTGATTATCAAGCATTCTATAAATATAAGGAACATAATTTTGTGTATGACAAATTATGGGTCGCAAGGTCACAAGGATTATTATGTGGAGAATTAAAAAATTTGAAACAAAATAATAATATTACTTTACCTATTTTTACCAAACCACGATGGGGGCATGAAACAGCCTCTAGTAAAAACTGCTTCAAAATAACAGAATGGAGTGAACTCGAACAATATAAGCACATTCCAGATATGATGTGGTCTGAATTTATTGACGCAAAAGAACAAATGACAGATTATATTTTAGTAAATGGTCAAATAATGTATCAAATAACCTATGTTTATTCCGAAACACAAAATGGATTTATTGATGACTGGAAATATATTAGTCCCGATAATAAACCAATCCCTAAAATAACAGATTGGGTAAATAGACAAATGAGTGGGTTTACAGGAGCAGTTAATGTTCAATATAGAGATGACAAAATTATTGAAGTTGGACTTCGTTTAGCACGAGGAGGAGCATATATTTTAAGCACTAAAAATAAATATTTAATTGAAAATATTAATAATGTCGTGGACAAAGGTGAATGGGATTATAATATTCAAGAAAAGATGACATTCAAACCATTTTATTCATTTAAATGTTATAGCACAGCTCCCTTAATTTATGTATATCCCCAATACGTCATGGATTATATTATGAAAAAACATTCATGTATGCCTTTTTATGAATATTATTTTGAGCCATCCGGCAAAAATGGAATGGTGGTTTTCCAGTTTATGCACCCAGATTTCGACGAAGGAATGAAAGTAAAAAAGCACATTGAAACGATGATTAATTTTGCGCAATATTTGTTTATTTTACTGTTTATAATTGGTTTAATACTATTTAGTATTAATAAAATAGTTGGGCTAATTGTCATTATAAGCGTGGGATTGCTATTTAATACTCGTTTTTTAAATCCAATTGGGGTTCAGTATCAACATTGGAAAGCAACAAAACAAATGATAATGGGATAAATATTAGTATTATTTCCAACACCGTTTTACTCCCTTGGTATTTTTTTTAGTTTCCGGGTTCAATACACATACTTTAGTTGTATCACACCCTTTTTATTCGGTACAAATCTCATCGTGCGTCGCAGCGGTGGGGTTCCACCAGATGTTGCATCCCCCCCATGGACTTTGCCCAAATGCTGTTTATATAACCCCCAAATACTTACTTTATCCAAGCGAGTACGTTGTTTAAGCACTTGTGTAGTGATTAAATAATCAGCAACGGGTTTATAAAATAACCAATATTGGGGTTCTGTTGCGTTAGTACCTACATGTACATAAAAGATATTTCCGGGAAAGGTTGGAGAATCCCGTTCAGTCGAGGTGGTTTCTTGTCCGTTTACATATTCAATCATTTTTCCAAATTCAAGTACATTATGTTCATACCAGGTACCGGAGTTCAAGTTATTAATAACGCCACGATATTTGTTTGTACGAACACCTTGATTATAGCTTTCAATATAATATGTATGTCCAGTTTCCAAATCGTATGGCGAAATTGAGTTCATTTTTTGATAAAGTTAGTATGAGTTATGTATATAATATAATTATTAAATTATAAATCAATTTTTATTACATTTATGACTAAAAAAACTTTTAGTCATTTGGCGTTGTAAATATCTAACGGGGTAAACTCATATCGTACGTGTTTTTAACTATATACGAAGCTAGTAATATTTGTACCATTTGTACCATTTGTACTATTCTCGTTAGATTGTAAATACTTGTTCTTAAATTGAACTATATTTTTCATATTTGATTTTATAGAGGTTATTAACTTGTATATATCTGCATTCACAATATTTCTGATATACATAGTATTACAACTTCTTTCTAACATAGGTATTGGTAGTAACATTGGGGTTCCGTATTCGTCATACGGTAATAATTTTTTATCATCTTCTTTCATATTCTTCAATATGTAGTTTATTAATTCGGTATATTTATCTTTATATTGCGTCTCATATATTTCTAGAAACCCAATAAATTCTTCATAACTATGTAAGTAGTCGGTTGAAGCGTTCTTATAAGTAATCAGCATAATTACTATATCATGAACAACGTCTTTGTTTATTTTTATCAAGTCACCGTCCTTTATATTTATTTTCAGGTATTCTATATTTCTCTCATATTCATCAATTGTAATTATATTGTCTTTTTCCATCTAGTCAGATTAATTATAAAATATCAACTTATTATTATTTATATCAATTTTATTAAATAATAATATTATTATTGCCAGGCAAGGCAAGGCAATAGGGTAAACTATGAAAATGCTATCATTTTAGACCATATTGTGTTCTACACAATACTCGCAATATGCGTATAAAAAATTATAAGCTTCCACTATAATATTTATAGCGATATCATAAACAGGTGAGTTTGATGATGAAGAATCATCCATATTTATAATATAATAGTATTATTTCTCTAAATAGGTGTGTTAAATAGTTTATTCATATTCTCTACTTCTGGTCTATATTCTACGTCTACAAATATTTTTTCAATGAGGCTATCATCTCTAAATCGGATGCTATAATCCTTGTTGATTTGATTTCTTCCAATTCGCCCAAGTGCCTGAATGGTTTTTTCTTGTGTCATATTTCCCAAGTCCTTACTAATATATCCATGACAAAACTGATAATTGGTCCCATAAATATAATCAGACGACGCAATAATCATATATAGTTTTTGCTGGGTAGCCAATTGCTTCATAATTTCAGTATAGTTATTGTCGTGGTTGTTGGTAAATACCCCGATTCCCATTAATAACAATATTTTCCAACTACTTTTTACTTCCATCAACATAATTCTCTCCACATCACATGGCTCTATATTACATGAAAACTCGCGCTCTACTACGTCCTTTTGAACCCAATGTCTCATATGTGACAACTTGTTCGGAACAAATAAATCATTAAGAGCAATTGTTTTTACAATTTTGGCTAGGCCATCTATCTCACCGCGCAACTTTTTCTGTTCTGGAGTAATTCTCTCCTTTGCCATTTTATTTTCTTTTTCAACTTCATCACCAAGACTATCTTCCAACTGACGCTCTTTCTGTTTTAATACAGTCAAAACCTTGTCATTGTGTTCAATTGCCTCCATCATATCATTAATTACGCGCTCTGGTATCTTTATACTCTGTAGAACAAATTTGGAAATTTTCTCTACGTCATCCGCCAAGAATATAGTTGGACCATCAGTTAAAGTATGTGCGTCCGTAGTAGCTATATTGATATTCGACGCGAATCTACTAGTGCGTAGTGTATTGAAATGAGTGTATATTTGTCCCCAATGCTCCGTTGGAATACGTTCCAGTAATTCCAAATAATGAATCTTTATATTATTCATAGTCATTTCGCTCAAATTTTCATATCTAATAGATATTTTATATCTATCCTCTTCAATCATCCCGCACTTATCCAAGTAGTGAATAAATTTGACTATTTCAATTAAATCGAAATACCGCAACAACGTCTTATATTTTTTACAGTGAGCAACACTTTTTTGAAGTTTTTCATAACTTTCATATTTTAAATGGGGCATTTCTACTTGGTTATTTGTATTTAATAATGGAATCGATTTATTACAATCATGACTAACTATATTGAATACTTGACTATTCTCAAATCTAGACGTGAAATCCGCAATTGTTTCTTGTAAGTCTTCTTGATGTGGTAATGTGGCTGATGATAAGATAATATTCGGAATAATATTTTTTTGCCATATATCCGTTATATAAGAATGAAACTCATGTTCTGCGTAATCTAATGTGATAGTCGGTTCATCCCAATACATAATCATCTTATCTGGTTGGTTAAACGCATTCATATAATACATCGCGCAAAGATAAGATTTAATGTCGCAAATCATAATTTCTACATTATCTCCGACAGAATTATCCACCTTTCGACTTCCATCGCGATACTTGATATCTTTACCAGTAGCGTTATGTTTTACATAGTCTTTGGCCGCAAAATAATGTAATCGTATGTCAGATATATCATTACATCCAAACGCAAAGGCAATCTTTTTTCCCATTGAAATGGCAGACTTTGCCAACGCAAGACCGACATGTCTCGCCGCACAAACAAATACAACACGATGTGTCTCAGATAAACCTAATGGACTAAGTGTCTTTCCTGTTCCGGTTGGAGCAATATACAACACTAACTTTGGGTTAGGTGTCTTCGAAATAGTAAATAATTGTTTTTGATGTTCGTATAAGTAATAATCCTTGTATTTTACCAATTCTTCATTTTTTTCTATCAAATCACTAGTTTGTAAAAACATATCTTCTAATTTTACTTCTTCGTAATACTCATCTAATACAGCCTGAATAAATTCTTTCACTTGAGGAATTACGTTGGTAATTTTTAATTTCATTAAATGATGAAGAGTATAATAGTATTTATTAAGTTTAGTCGTGTTGTCTTTATAGAAGTATCGCATAGTTTGTTCCGCTATATGAAGCAGGTAAAACTCGAATATTTTATGACCGCAATCTTGGATTGTCTTACTTATATTTTCCAACTTTAATTTATCTATCGAATTTACGCGTTGCAATTTCATAGAAATTTTACTTTCAAATTCAAATTCATATTTGACGTTTAATTTTTTAATAATTGGTTCAAAGTATTCTTTGTGTAGATGATTTATAATATTATCATTTGGTTCCATCTTCAAATAATTAATCATAGACATATTTTTATTGTAGATTATATTCACATTACTATAGCCATCTATAATCATTTTTAAAATTTCTTTTTCGTCACTAGAGACCGGAATTTCCGTAGTATCCCATTCAGTTTTAGTAAGCTTTTGTTGATTTAGATCCATTATGACTATGTCAGTTGTATCTACTATATTTGTATATATTAATTTCAATTTTTATATAAATTATATTGTATTTATTTTTTCAAAATATTTATAAAAATTGAATTTATATAACTATAATTAAATAAAATAAATAATATATTCTATATAATGAACTGTTCAATAGTTAATGAAATGTCTAGTCCAATTATTTTAAGCATTGATGGTAATATAGGTTCTGGTAAATCTACATTATACAAGGATTTACAAGCGTATTATAGTAATAATACAGACATTTGTTTTGTTCCAGAACCGGTAGATGATTGGAGTCATATTACAGATGCCAACAATACACCCATTTTAACCAATTTATACAAAGATACAAAGAAATATGCGTTTAGGTTTCAAATGATGGCGTATATTTCACGACTTCATTTACTGAGACAAAAAGTAAAGGAAAACAAATATAAAATTATTATTAGTGAGCGTTCGGTTCAAACCGATAGAAATGTCTTTGCCAAGATGCTATATGATGATGGACTAATTGAGCACGATGAATACCAAATATACAACAAATGGTTTGACGAGTTTTTAGATGATATGCGTTTAGGTGGGATTATATATGTCCGGGCTGATCCAGATATATGTGCGGCTCGTGTGAAAATTCGTGCTCGGGAAGGAGAAACGATTGCCATTGAATATTTACAAAAATGTCATCAATATCATGAAAACTGGTTGGAACATAGTATGGATAAGTTGCTTATTGAAGCAAATGTTGACACGAGTATCAAGGAAAATGCTAGCATTCGCACTGACTGGGTAAATACTATAGTTGAATGGATACAAAATAAATTTGGTAGCAGTAGCAATAGTATGTGCGAGCCAGAAACAGAAACCAATGCCTATATATCTACATTACCTAACCTGCCAATCCTTCAGTTTGATGGAGCATGTAGAGGAAATCCGTCAAATATATTGGGCCTCGGTTGTATAATTAAAAACAACACAAAAACAGAGACAATAGAAGAAAGAAGTTATCGTTTTCCTAAAACAAATGGAACCAATAATGAAGCAGAATATTTATCTCTGATTAAAGGACTGAAATTAGCATTAAAATATGGTATCAAATCTATTCGTGTAGAGGGAGATTCAAATTTAATTCTTAATCAGATGAGTGGAAAATATCAAGTAAAGGCAGAAAATCTGATTCCACTCTATAATGCGGCTAAAATATTAGAATCCGAATTTAATTTAATCAGTTATCATCATATAAGACGCGAATTTAACAAAGAAGCTGATAAGTTGGCAAATCAAGCTCTCGATAAAGATGTTTCAAAGTGTCCTGGTTGTTATCCAAAGTTCCAAGAAAATCAGTTGGCGCATACAGGAGACAATGGTTGTTTTGACGATGAATATGAGTAATATGTACGTGAAGATGCTAATCATTTGTTAAATAATATGTATTAAATTTGGAATTCGGTTTATATTTCAATATATCTAGTTCCTTTTTTGTTGTTGGAAATAATTCATGGCTATAAATATCTTGTAAGCATAACCATTCAAACATTCCACCCGGATATATATATACATTTCTAAAACCTAACTTTAACAATTGTTCGTATTTATCATAAATCGTCATATCATTTACATTTTTTCCATACACAATGATTTTTTTCTCGCGGTTATTTGTCATTAAATGATTGATTATAGTTTCTTCTTGTTTAAAATCAATTGTATTGGGCAGCAAGCATTCTTGATTATTGGCAGTCAGAGTATTCACAATGATATAGTTGTCTCTATGTTTGATTGCCTCTTGTATATCTTCAAAATTTAAGCGATGTATAGAAGAAGATAACTGATTTCCCATTTTTTTAAATATCTAATTTAATGTATCATTAAATATTTAAATGTTAACTGTATAAAATACTGTTTTTAACCATCGTTCGGTATTTTTGTAAATTAATCAAATTTAACCACAATCTCCACCTTCTCCTTTTTAATGCTTTTTGACGCAGATACGGACAACTCTTCTCTCTTCTTTCTTGTCTTATTACTCTTATCAGTGATTCTGTTTTTGGATGTACTATTTCTACAATTCATATCTTTTTCAATATTAGAATAATTTTGTTCTATATAATCAATGACACTATTTTCAATAGCCCATTTAAAAAAATTCAATTGCCCTATAGTGGTTTGAATATATGCACCATCTTTGTAAGGAACCGTAATGCGGTCCCATCTACAAAATGGATCAAATCGTTTTTTTGAATATGCCTTTAGTTTCAACTTGTAATCATTATATACCTTAAACCGTCGGTCATTATCTTGAACTTGATACACTGTATAATATTTCTTGGCATAATTTGTAGCAAACCAATCAATGATACGTAAAGAAATCCGAGATTCCCCGTTTATAATTTGTAACATTCTGTCCATGTTATTATTATTCTCACTTTTATAAAACTCTAATAGATTGATTAATAATAAATCATTTTGTGTACTGTAATTTTTTGACATAGTATTATATCAATAACATCAAATATATTTAAATACTTTTACTAGTTAGAATAATTCTGTTGTATATTTGAATTCTGAGGAGTTAGAAATTCTTCTTGTACACGTAAATCTTCTAAATAATTAGTTGACAGAAATGGATTTAAATTTGTTTGTGCTATCATTTCTCTCTGGTTCATTCTTTCAAAGTTGTTCTCTCTCTTTGTTCCAGAATTTTCTCTCGTCGTCTCGTTATCTATAAAGGTTGGGCCTTCTTGTAAAATTGTTTCCATTATGTTGTGTCCTATTGCTTTATGCTTATCTCCTTTTTTACTTTTTTCATAAAATTGGTCATTAATTGATGGAGACCACTTTAAATATATATATTGGCTCATATATTTCTATCGTTATTTTTATAACAGTTTTCTAACTATTTTTATTTCTTTTCCTCGTTTAAATCTTTCACTATCCATATCCCCTCTTTTTATATTACATTCTAAACAGCATATAACCACGTTATCGCAGTTATGCCCATAATCGTTATCGATTCTATCCAATGTCCACTGTTTCTTGGCAAATACATTTTTATATAATAATTCACACTTTTCTTTACAGTAAAAACATTTTAACTTACTCAGTACAAGCTTTTCAACCGCCTGGTCGAGAGAAATGAATCCATTTAATTCAAACATTCCTTTTTGTATATCCTGACTTTTATAACCTTTTAATTTCTTATCAATTTCTCTCTTCAATACTGTTTCCTGCTCTTGTTTTTGCTCCAGATACATACTGTTTATTATTTGTATTTGTTTATTATAAGTGAAGAACGATTCGTCAAATAACCATTTCAACGTATCTTTACGTTCTGGATTTTTCACATCTTGTATTTTATCTAGGTTTCGTTTCCCAATAATTTCGATTGACTTCATTGACTTCATTAAAACAATATACTATAATTCTTTATTTATATTATTTTAAAATAACATAAACTCAACTTATTATGTATATATAAGAATGACCAACGAATGTATCGAGTTGAAAAATATCAAATATAAGTCTATGCTTCTTAATGGTAATTCAGAAGAACCTATCGAAACTGTTGAAAATCTTTCCAACCTTGAACATTTTCTTGCAGGCGAGAAAAAAAACAGTTCAAATGAAGTATGGGCAAAACTAGATAAGACTACAAAAATGTTAAAATTTGGCGAATTTACAAATGATTATTGTACAGAACATAATCACGGAGAAGACGATAAGAATGAATTATTCGTATTTCTTCATACAAATTTGGATAGAAAACGTCTTCTCAAAGTAAAAGAGGTTATTTATGATAAAAATACTGGTAAAATTAAGTCGATACCAGCGTTAATGTATAATTCAACTACTAAAAAATTTACATTAAAAAGATGCGATAAAAGACCGTCTACATTAAAATCGTTGGCTCCTAAAAAGATTAAGAACAAGAAAACACTCGATACTGAAGTCATTAACGATAAAATTGATATAAACAATTAGACGTATTATATATTATATTACTAACAAATATGTTATTCGGTTATCAATTACCATACTTAAAAAATATTATAAACTTGTTCAACTGGAAGAGTTTATTATCTACAAAGGAAAATGATGAAATCGAACTATCCATGGGAAATTTAATTGACAACTTTATTGAAGGTGACCCACTAAGTTTCAGTAGTCCGTATTTTGAATTTAATTTGAAAGATTATGTACAACGAAATACTTTTATTTTACTAAAAGAAGTGTATATTGGTAAGACACAAGATAATGAAAAGGTATTAGAATTAGAGAAAGAATTAGAAGAAGAGTTAGAACTTATATATAATAAAATTCATAAAATTTATTTTACCAAATATTATCCTATTCGTTCTTATGACACTAGTTTTATTCGTATTGAACCAAATATTGATAAAATTAGCGATAAAATTAAGTATATTGAAAATAAACCACAACCAGACCAAAGAACAAATGAATGGTATGTATTTCGGCATAATTTGATTACGGCCAGTTCGGCTTGGAAGGTTTTCAAATCACAGTCTTCCATAAATCAGGTAATTGTCGAAAAATGTAAAGAATTAGATGTGTCAAAATACGGTATTGTCAATACTGGTTCTCCTATGCACCATGGAAATAAATATGAAGAAGTATCCGTTATGCTATATGAATACATATATGATACAAAGGTGAGAGATTATGGATGTATTCAACACGACACCTATAAATTCTTGGGGGCTTCTCCAGATGGTATTAATGTCGACCCAAATTCACAACGTTATGGTAGAATGTTGGAAATAAAGAATCCAACTACGAGAGAGATAACGGGTATTCCTAAGGAAGATTATTGGATTCAAATGCAACTCCAAATGGAAACATGTAATTTGAACGAATGTGACTTTTTAGAAACCGTATTTAAAGAATACGAAACAGAAGAGGACTCTGTGGCCGACGGTACATTTACGTATAATGAAGAGGACCAGTTAAAAGGGATGATAATTTATTTTATAAAAGATGGCAAACCATTATATGAATATATGCCACTACATATTTCTAAAGAAGAATCCACCATTTGGTATGATAAAATGATGGAAAAACATTCCACGTTAACATGGATTAAGGATATTTATTGGAGGTTAGAAGATTATAGTTGTATTTTGGTATTACGAAACAAATTATGGTTTCAACACGCGATATCTAAAATAGGTGACGTCTGGACCATTATTGAAAAGGAAAAGGTAGGTGGGTTTAAACATAGACTTCCTAAAAAGCAAAATCGTGCGTCAAGAGCTAATTCGATGATAGATAACGAAAATAATATGACAAATATGTCTGGTTGTCTAATCAATGTGGACGATTTATAATATATTAGTAAATTTTATATAGTATAAATTATGTTACGAATTATGTTACGAATTAGTCGATATTATCATTATAGGGACACTCTAATTTATGGGAGCCATAATAATTTACTCGAATATCAGATGAAGAAAACGGGATGGAGTTTGGTGATTTCGGAATATCCATTTTTTTATTGTCATACAATCCACCACAGAAATCAGCGGGAGAGCATTCTCCGTTATTGGGCGTCGCCCAGTATCTTACATTATTGGTATACTGTCCGTATGATGAACCAAAGATAGGATAAAATGTTGAATTTTCAGCATAGGTGTTTGTTGAAACGCCCATCTTTTTTTTCAATGGATATTCGTCTAATACAGGAACATCCACACTAATAGGATAAGTTCCAGGAGTTAAGCTTACAAACCCTTCCATATTGTTTCCAGTAAATGGGATGCTTATTATCGCAAACAATAATGCTAAAATTAAAAATATCATTTTTTTATCCATGAAAGCCATATATAAAATAAAAATATTTTATTTATTTTATATTTGTTTATTACAAACAAATATTTATTCTATACAACAACTATTTAAACTTAATTAATGTATAATAATTATATTATATCGATGACAGAGTTGGTAGAAGACGAAATGCGAGTTTTAAAACGCAATGGTAAATATGAAAATGTAGGATTTGACAAGATTTTAAAGCGTGTGAAAAGTATCGGTCAAGAATGCGGAATTAAATTAAATTATACTACGTTTGTTATGAAAGTCATTGATCAATTATATGATGGTATTCCTACTGCTAAAATCGACGAGTTAACTGCCGAACAATGTGCGTCGCTTAGTATTCAACATCCCGATTATAATGTATTGGCTGGACGTCTTATTGTTTCGAACCATCATAAAAATACGAATAGTTCCTTTTTTTCAGTTATGAAAAAATTATATCAATTCAAAGATGTACATCAGAAACCGTATCCGTTAGTAAATAAAGAATTTTTTGAAATTGTTGAAAAAAATAAAGAGGAATTAGACAAAATGATTGACCACGAACGCGACTATTTCATTGAATATTTTGGATTTAAGACATTGGAACGTTCCTATTTGATGAAAATAGGAGGTGTAGTTGTCGAACGTCCTCAGTATTTGTGGATGCGCGTTGCTGTCGCGATTCATGGTGATAATATGGAAAATGTTCGAACAACATATGATTTAATGTCGCAAAAATATTTCACTCATGCCACACCCACTCTTTTCAATGCTGGAACCCCGAACCAACAACTTAGTTCATGTTATTTGTTAGCTTTGGAAGACGACAGTATCACTGGAATTTATAATACCCTATCAGATTGTGCTCAAATTTCCAAATATTCTGGTGGTATTGGCTTACATATTCATAACATTCGCGCATCAGGTAGCCATATTCGCGGAACAAATGGAAAAACCGATGGTCTAGTGCCAATGTTGAAAGTTTATAATGCGACCGCTCGCTACGTAAATCAAGGAGGGAAAAGGGGCGGAAGTTTTGCTATTTACCTAGAGCCTTGGCATGCAGATATAGATAATTTTCTCGATATGAAGAAAAATCATGGCGACGAAGAAATGAAGGCGCGTGACCTGTTTTACGCTCTTTGGATACCTGATTTGTTTATGGAACGCGTAAAGACAAATGGAGATTGGACATTAATGTGTCCTGACCAATGCCCTGGTCTATCAGACGTATATGGCGCAAAATTTGTGGATTTATATACAAAATACGAGAGAGGTGGCAATGGTAGAAAGACGGTAAAAGCGAGGGATTTGTGGTTTAAGATATTAGACAGTCAAATGGAAACTGGAACTCCATATTTACTTTATAAGGATGCTGTAAATGAAAAATCAAATCAAAAAAATCTTGGAACCATCAAATCATCTAATTTATGTACTGAAATTAATGAGTATAGTGACGATAAAGAGACGGCTGTATGTAATTTAGCAAGTATAGGACTTTCTATGTTTGTAAAAGAGGATAAATCTTTTGATTATGATAAACTACACGACGTTACCAAAGTAGTTGCCAAAAACTTGGACAAAGTCATCGACATTAATTTTTATCCTACCGATAAGACGAAACGAAGTAATATGAGACATCGTCCTATTGGAATCGGTGTTCAAGGTTTGGCAGATGTGTTTGCCCGAATGGATGTTCCGTTTCATAGTGAAGTTGCCAAAACAGTAAATATACTCATATTTGAAACTATTTATCACGCCGCTCTGGAAAAATCAATGGAAATCGCCAGAGATAGGCATGTTCTTATCCAACAAGCTAAGGCAGACGGTAAATATGTTGAAACGGGTGTTCTCTCGATATTAAACAAATACGAATTACATCTTGAGCAAAAAGAATTTAGCGGGGCTTATAGCACATTCGAAGGTTCACCATTATCACAAGGTATATTTCAATTTGATATGTGGTCAGTAAAGCCATCAGATAGATATGATTGGACCGAATTGCGCAAAAATATTATTCAATATGGTGTTCGCAACTCGCTCTCGGTGGCTCCTATGCCTACTGCTAGCACTGCGCAAATATTAGGTAATAACGAATGTTTTGAACCGTTTACAAGTAATATTTATACAAGACGAACACTCGCAGGAGAATTCATTATTGCAAATAAATATTTGATGAAGGAGTTAATTGATTTGAAATTATGGAACGAAGATTTGAAAAATACTATTATTGCGAATAATGGTAGTATTCAATACATAGATGGTATTCCACAACATATTAAAGATAAATACAAGATTGTGTGGGAAATTCCAATGAAGCATATTATTGACATGTCGAGAGACCGAGGTGCGTTTATTTGTCAAAGTCAAAGTTTGAATTTATGGGTCGAAGAACCTACTTATAAAACATTGACTTCTATGCATTTTTATTCATGGGAGGCTGGATTAAAGACCGGTATTTATTATCTTCGACGTAAAGCAAAACATCAGGCTCAACAATTTACAATTGAACCCGAGAAAAAAGCCTCTGTATCAGAGGAATATGAAGTGTGTGAGATGTGTTCTGCTTAAAGTATATTTTATTGGATTGAATAATTTGTTTTGTTTTGTTTTGTTTTATTTTGTTTCATTGGTCCTAATGAGCGTCTCTCAACATTAAACGTATTGTTCGATTTATGCGTGAAATATCTTGTTTTAGTTCTAGTTGAATAAAACATCGCATACAAATGAGTATGTCAATAAGAGCATTATGTGTATTTTTGGGAACTTGTTGGAATAGCTCGTTGTATAATTCACTTAGAGTTGGATATTTGAAATACTTGTCTCCGTTTTGTCCAATGCGTTCGATTTTACACACGTTTATACTGTTCTTCATAGTGCAGTACGTTTCACTGATGTTCATTTTTATTTTGTTTCTAATCCCTTCTACAATTACCATTCGCTTATCAAACGACACGTTGTGTCCGACCAGCAAATCACTTTTTTCAGCGAACAAATTAAACTTGTTCAATGCGTCTTGAATGGGTATTCCTTTGCTATCCAACATTTCTCTCGAAATATTGTGAATTTTTTCACTCTCTGGAGTTATATTAATATTCGCATCTATATTAATATAATCATCTTCCAAAGCAAGAATATCATTCGTTTCGCTGTCATAAACGATATAGGACAATTGAATAATATGGGGCCACTTTTGTGTGTCATAAATACTAGGATTCCTCCCCTCGGGTAGTCCGGTTGTTTCTGTGTCAAATACCAATACTTTCATATTGTTGTTGTTTAAGTTAATTCTACTAATATTTGAGTTCGAACTTCAATTTTTATTATTTTTGTCTATTTCTGTGCCGCAAATTTTAATTTTCTATGATGTAATATATAGAATGTCCGATTCCAGTTATAGAAAATGGCAGATTAGCATCTTCTCCGCATTTATTTTTATTTTAGTCGTACATCCATACACATACGTGTTGACACAAAACCTGTTTGGCGGTCTTTTAGGAAAAATTTCAGAACCAAATGGTTGCCCCACAACACGTGGATTAGTCCTTCATACAATTGTGTATATCTTATTGGTTCGCGGTTCTATGGATTTGAACATGTTTACAAAATAATAAATGTATTTGTTCTATACAAGTATAAATATTTATTTTGTATAAATATGTGATACGTATTACACTGTAAATTTTACATTATATATCGTCTGTTTATAATATAAAATTGAATATTTAAAAATACCATGTAATAAAATAAATATACTATGAGTCAGAATATAATGTTTGACATATTTAAATATAACACTACTAAATCTACATCTAATAATACGTGTAAATCTACATCTAATAATACGTCTAAATCTACATCTAATAATACGTGTAAATCTACATCTAATAACACTACTGAAGTAGACATAGCCACAACGATACCGAGTTGTCATGATTTGCGTAAATTAAATTTACACCTCGAAAAAAATAAGAAAAACGAAGAAAAGGCAAACAAACTTAGAGACAAGTATGTAGAAGCGCTAGAATCTATAATAAATAAGGATAGTCAGTATCAATCTATCTCTATCGTAGATGATATCATGCTATTTAAAAGAGAACGTGATGAAATTAAAAAGAATACCTATTATGGATATACTGAGAAAAATACGTTTGTAGATACGGTATTACATATCATAGAGTGGTTCAAAGATTTTCAATCTAAAATCACGTTTAAAACATTTGAAAAGATGGTTGAAACATTACGATTCGAAAACCATAGTAGATATTTTATAAGAAATATCATAGTTAATCCGTATGAATTAATTCAGATCGAACATTCGACGATTAACTTCAATCAAGCGTTTCGCGTGTCAAAAGAATTACAAATTCCAGTTAGTGATGAAGTACTGATACAAAAATGGGCAATATTTGCGGTTCAAGACAATAATGGTAGTTTTTATAAAATTAAAAGTCATCCTGATTCCAATGATGCGTATAAACAGTATAGTGATAGGTCTTATAAACAAGGGTGGTACTGGTTGCTTCGCAAGTTTTGCGATGAAAACAAGTTATTAGCCCATTATGGGAAATATCTGGTCATATTGAATAGTCTTATGGTTGAACATAAAACAATACAGAAGTTGTATGGAATCAAAGATTTTGTAGAAATCGAAAAAAATATAGGCGACGCTATAATGGATTTATATTATGATAATAGCAATGAACTCGATGAGGAGGCATTCGATAGTTTTATTATAAAGTTTGAACGAGTAAAATCTACAATTGATACACCATTCAAATTTAATGATGAGCAAATTAATGCCATTAAACATGCTATTACGGATAAATTATGTATTATTACAGGTCCTCCTGGTACTGGTAAAAGCACAATCGTTGAAGCGGTCATCAAATGGTTTAATATTCAATCTGAACAAACAAAACGTGATTATGTGATTAGTTTAATGGCTCCAACTGGAAAGGCGTTTAAAGGATTGCTCGATAAATGTAAGAATATCAGCGATGACTCTATTTGTGGTACTCTTCATAAGTGCCTATTAAATACATTTCCCAAAATGGAAAAACAAATCGATGAGGCAACGCGTGTAAAATCATATGAACCAGCGATTGAAGAAGCCAGTAAGAAGGCGACGAAAAAACAATACCCGCAATATATTAATAAAATTATAGTAGATGAAACTTCCATGGTGGATATATTTATGTTTCAAAAACTATTAAAAAAGTGTAAATATTTTAACTGCGACTTGGTGCTATGTGGTGATATTAAACAATTACCTCCAGTTGGAAAAGGAAGACCATTTGAATGTATTATTAAATCTGAATTGTTTAATACGGTTCATTTGACCGAAATTAAACGTCAAGATACAGGAAAGTTAAAGGATTGTATTATCAAAATTAATAAACGAGAATTAGCCATTGGTGACTTTGATAACGATTCTACAATATTTATAAATCACGATTTTACAGATGAAGACAAAACCATTCAAATATGTAATATGCTTGTAAACAAATACGGCAGGGACAGTATTGCTTTTATTACCCCAGAAAATAACAAACAACCCGGTGTATTTGAAATGAATAAATTATTACAGAATGATGTTTATAATTCTACGCGCCCATATAAGCATGGTTATTTTAAAGAATACGATTTTGTTATGAGGACAGAAAATAAATACGACGATGATGTTATTCGTGTAAATGGAGATACTGGTATTATTAAATTCCAAGGTGGTAATGCCTATATTCATTATGATGATGATACGAATAATATAGAAAAATTGTCCATCTGTGATATAGCCGATAATTTCACATTGAATTATTGTAATACAGTACATAAATATCAAGGTAGTCAAAAAGATGTAGTCGTATTCATTTGTTCATCTATTCATAGTAGCCTGTCGTGGGGGACAAATAGACTAAAATTGGCATATACAGCTATTTCAAGAGCAGCAAAAAATCTCATCATATTAGGAGACAAAGAAACATTCTTTGCCATACAAAACTGTAAGGAAGAACCGTTTGTAAGTAGTTTTATGAGTGAATTTAATGATTGTGAAATTGAACTAGAATATGAATAACAACACTTTAGCATTTAACAATAACTTTTACATATTCCATATGTTTTACGGTGCCATTTACTAATACCGTAATTTTTTATTCCGTCTAAATGTTGTTTTGTGCCGTATCCTTTGTTTTTATCAAGACCATATCTTTCTTTTAAGTCAGGATGTTCTTCACATAATTCTTGAATATATTTATCCCTTTCTGTTTTTGCTAGAATTGAAGCAGCAGCAATCGCACAATATTTATTGTCACCACCTTCAATACATATGTGATTCACGTGTATATAGTTATCATCTTTAAAACGCAAATATGGTTTGAAATCATTTCCATCGACTAATATAAAGTATTCTGATTTATTTTCATTTTCATTTTCATTTTCATTGTTTGATTTATTATTCGCTTCAATAACATTTTGTATACTTTGATGCATACTATTCAATACTGATTGCCTAATATTGATATTGTCAATAACTGTTTCATCGTTATAGGTAACACTCCATGCTAACGCGTATTCTTTGATGTGGTCAGCTACTTCCAATATTTTTTTGCTACTACTGAATTTCTTACTATCCTTCATTTTATGAAAATCAAATATCCCATCGCCTTCTTTAGGTAAAATAACGGCGGCTGTATATACTCTTCCGAATAAAGGCCCGCGCCCTGCTTCATCAATGCCGATTTCTAATAAATGGCTGTCTTCGTTGTAAAATTTAGTTAATGGTTCTTGTTTGCTTCGAGGCATATTATATTATTTACGTTATTTACATAATAATGGCTAAAATATTTTCATTCAATTTTAAAATTTTCTTAAAGTATATTATAGAATGAAGTTTCAAAAATTACATTTATTTATTATTTTGTTATTGTCATTAGTATTTTGCGGTTGTTTAGGTAGCTTTATGCGAGAAGGTATGACATCCGGAAGAGACGTGGTCGTTGTTGAAGAGATTGCTAACCCCATAAGTGCTCTTCCAAAAGGAATACCAGTAAGTGATATTCCACCTGGACAAGAAAATATGTATATTTTAAAATCGGAAATAGTGCCTCCGGTATGTCCTATGTGTCCTCAGGCTGCAGCTTGTCCTAGACAAGATAAATGCCCCCCATGTCCTGCGTGTGCGAGGTGCCCTGAACCGGCATTTGAATGTAAAAAGGTCCCTAACTACTCTAGTTCAAATGAAAATTACCTTCCTCGCCCGGTGTTAGCTGACTTTAGCCAATTTGGTATGTAAATACTTACCAATACTCATTGAAAAATATGAATATTATTTGATTATATTTTTCAATATTTACTCCCTACTCTTTTTACATTTTTCGTCCATTTGAAACGTTTGACACCTCTCTTCTTTTGGAACTATCTTAATAATACATTTCGATTTCGTTCCATAAAGTGGTTCGGTACATCCCTTTTCTTTTTCCTGTTTACGCGTTTTATTAAACTTGAATATGTTTGGTTTTTCTTCTGTACATCTGGCTCTAAAATGCTCGTACCTTTCTCTCACATCACAATATGTTAGACCTGACTTTTTTCCTAAATTTGTATTGACTCTTTCATGTAATTTGTAGACGTATCGAGAGAAGCTATCGCGATTTTTCATATGTTCCATTGTTAATGGAAATAACTTGTAATTTTTTTTCAAATTCTCTCTACAATATTTACAAGGAAGAACGTTTTTTAAATTTAACATATACTCTCTGTAGTGTATCTTATCTTCCTTTGTGGGTTTAACTGGATAGTTAAAACTCATTGTATGTAAAAAATGCCACTGTGCCGGACCCCATACACTAACCAGCATTCCATCTCCATCATTAAAATCTTTTTTTTTGAAAACCCGTTTGATTGTTTTATTTTTACTAGATTTCATAGTTTTACTAGATTTCATGGTTTTACTAGATTTCATATTACATTATTTAGAGAAAAAACTTTACACATATATTATAATGAAGGACGTCACTCAAAAAATATATCAGGGATTTTGTGATGACACAAAAACATCGTTTTATCTGAACGCAAGTGCGATATTGCTTATTTTTCTATTTATGATGGGTCCATTTCAAACAACTGGTTTTACAAATATAGTAGCTAGAGTAATTATCATATTGCTATTAAGTTATTCATTATACATAAACATAATTTCATCAAATTCGTTATTACATATAGAAAGTATCTTTGTGAATCCTAGTTTAGCAATAGTTAGAAATAATTTTCTTTTAAATATTGGGTTTTCGCTATTTTTACTCGTCTTTGTATTATATTTGCTATATGGATTTTTTTATTAAAAGTTTCGCATATGTTTTGGTAATTCGTTTTTACAAATAACATATTATATATAAAAAATATATAACATGTTGGAAAATATTCAGACAGGAGCATATAATTTACTTACCAATACAAGATTTTGGATGATATTGGTTGTCGTCATTTTCTTTTTAATCGTAGCTGGTTACGTGTATAATAAATATGTTACGCCGATGGTAGATGCTAAGTTTATACCCAATAATGAATTTCACGCACAAGGTAATACAATTGGTTCGAGTACTGATGCTATACAAGAAGTACAGATGTATATTTTTACGGTAGGATGGTGTCCTCATAGTAAAAAATCTATTCCGATTTGGAACCAATTAAAGGATGAGTATGATAACAAACCATATAATGGCTATAAAATAAACTTTATTCAAGTGGATGGAGAGGAAAATCCAGATTTAGCAGATAAATACAAGGTTGAAGGGTATCCTACTATTAAATTAGTAAAGGGTAACCAGATTATTGAATATGACGCGAAACCTTCTTTAGCGCATTTAAAAGAGTTTCTAAATAGCACATTGTCCTAATTCTTTTTCATAATGTAAAAACAATTCCGCATAAGATTTGCCTTCTTCAATCAATTCTTTCATATTTTCTCCATTTGTCATATATTCAAACCACGTCGACAGGTCTGCCAGTTTCTTATCACATAGACATTTCAATTCATATCGAATGGGAACAGGAGTAGAATTTATTTGAATATGTTTAACAATTTTGTTCATAGATGCCTGTAAATATTGAAAAATGTTCATTTCATTATTTATGATTTGCTCCGTATTACTCCATTTATTTTTAATACCTAAAATTTCGTCTGTATTACATTTTTCATTATATAGACATTCATTTAACGGGTAATTATCGAATAAACTGCCATCCACATAGCACTTGTCGTCTTCGATAATTGGTTTAAATAATACAGGGACAGCACTACTCATTTCTAAAGTTTTAATTAGCGATAAATTTGGATGAGTTTTGTAATTTAAATCTATTTTTTTAAATGAATTCATTTCAACAGTAAAGCAATGAATATCGATTTTATTATATTCGTAATATTCTTGTAGTGTTATGTCCTCTGATAAATCTTTCGCTGTTAATAATGGTTTTAATATCTCTTTTACCATATTAAATTGAAAAACGCCTTTACTAGAATATAAGTCAAAAAAATTGTCAGGCTCCAATTTAAATACTTTATCCCAAGGGCGCTTTAGAAAATAATCATCCAGAGTTTGCCAGTCATATTTTAATGATATGATTACTGCGATTATTGCTCCCGCTGATGTTCCATATATTGATTTAATATCATTAATATTTATAAAATCTTGTTCAAATAGATATTTTAAAGCCCCGTAACATAATAAGCCTGTGGGACCACCCCCATTTATAACGATATGTTTAATCATATAGTTATATACATATATATATTTAACTATTTTCTTCATTTTATTACAATATTCTATGTATTGACTCACACGTATATTTTATGAAAGTAATATTTATTAATTTGTTTTTGGATGATTCCACATGAAGCCAAAATACCGAAACTAAACAAATATAATTTTGTATGACCTTCGATACAAACCTTTTCTTTATAAAAATAATCAAACAGATAAATTAATAATATGCCTATTAATAAAGTGAATATATCAAATAAGACGTTTTCAATATTATTATTGATGCTTTCATATTGCGGATAATATTTTTTTACTATGAAATGACTAAATACTGATATTATCCATATAACCTTTACAATTAATATGAGTATAAGAATAGTAGTTAACTTTATATCTTTGTGAAGTACATATAATGCCATTTATTTCTTATAATAATCAAATATTTTATTTTTTATCCATTCGTCAATAAACAATATTCATTACCGTATTCTTTCATTTTTTTTTTCTGAGACAAAATTAATAACATGAATATTTTTACATTGTCAGAAGAGAATGATTTAACAGATAAGATCAACCTTGACGATTTATTTGAGAAGAAGAGAGAAATTGCTGAAAATAAACTAGTATTATATAATAAAATATTAAATCGTATGCATAATAAAATTAAACTTACGTCAAATCAAAATAGAGGCAAAGAACAGTTTATTTGGTATTTAATTCCCGAAATTATGATTGGTGTTTCTAGATATGATGTATCCGAGTGTACTGGTTATATTATTCGTAAGCTGCGCGAAAACGAGTTTGTAGTGCGCTATACTCATCCAAACCTCGTATTTATTAGTTGGGCACACTGGATACCCGGATATGTGCGACAAGAATATAAAAAACAAACCGGTACAACTATTGACGGATATGGTAATATAGCAGATAAAGATACCAATACACCTATTGAAAATGGTAATATCTTGAATGTAAACGAACAATTATTAAATAATCCTGGTAACCGAATTACCATTAATAAGGAAAAGGAGAATGAAAAAGGAAAGGCATATAACTCCGTTAAAAATTACAAGCCTACAGGTATATATGCCAATGATATATTACAAAGAATTCAAAATAAGTTTTCTACATAACTGAATTTCGCGTATTTTCACTCGATGTATCTTGAATACAATTCCGTATAGTAGAATCATATCCTCCTAAAATCAAAAATAGGTATTTTTATTATTGATTTGTCATATTTAGTACACAACAATATTTGAATAAATTACTCGTACATAACCAAGTATGTTTATTATATAAAATATCCAATAAGTGTTTATGTAGGTAATCCCTACATATGAAGGGGGTCTTTTGAAGAGGAAAAAAAGGGTTTGTTTTTGATAATAGTAGGTATTTTACTTTTTACATATTTTTCAATTTGATTTTCGATTTTAAAAAATTACACAAGGTATTTTTGTGTTGTTTTTTGAAATCGAAAATCAAATTGAAAAAAACGTGAAAAAGTGATTTAGAGCATAATGCTCTGATTTTATTTTTGATGTTTTTATTTTTGTTACTGTAAAAAAATATACATTTATGCGAAAGGGCGTAAAGATTTATATATACGTGTATATTATACTTACAATGACTTACAATTTAGCGCCAAAAAGCGCCAAAAAATTCTATTGTGAAACATGTGACTTTAACTGTAGCAAGCAATATGAATGGTCTAGACATTGCTTGACACGAAAACACAACAATACTTACAAAATACTTACAAATACTTACATTTTAGCGCCAAAAAGCGCCACATGTGAACACGTGTGTGAATGTGGAAATATGTATAAACATAGACAGAGCTTACATAATCATAGAAAATATTGCTCCATTATTCAAGTGGCATCTGAACCAATAAACAATTACAAAACACATGTATCAAGTGAATGTAATAGTGTATCAAATATCGCGCCAACTGTACCAACAATAACTACAGTATCTAATGAACTAGATAAAGAAATGCTAATAAAATTACTCCTAAAAAATCAAGATGTAATGGAGAAGATGATAGAACTAATGCCTCAAATAGGTAATCAAGTCCATACAAACAGTCATAATACTACTAATAACCAGTTCAATATTCAGATGTTTTTGAATGAGCATTGTAAAAATGCGATGAACCTAACTGATTTTATTGATTCATTGCCTATAACCGCAGCAACATATGATAGCACCATAGAGAACGGATTGACCAAGACATTAACTAATATGATAACCAATGGCCTAAGTCAATTGGATATATTAGAGCGACCAATACATTGTACGGATGCGACGAGAAAAACCATCTACGTGAAAGAATCGGATAATTGGGAAAAGGATACAGAATTATTACGGATGCTTTTAGGTATAAAGACCCTCGCTAGGAAACAAAGGATGATGATAAACAAATGGCAAGACGCGAATGAAGGTTGGGAAAAAGAAGATTATATTCAGACAAAACTGACTACATTAATCAGTCACTCTATGACGAATATAGAATCTGATGAAAAGGAAACAAGTAAAATCATACGAGCAATAAGTAAAAATGTGTACTTGGACAATGAAACGAAGCAACAGTACATCTGTTGAATACAATTCCGTATAGCATAATCATATCCTCCTAAAATCAAAAATAGGTATTTTTATTATTGATTTGTCGTATTTAGCACATAACAATATTTGAATAAATTACCCGTACATGACCAAGTATGTTTATTATATAAAATATCCAATAAGTGTTTATGTAGGTAATCCCTACATATGAAGGGAGTCTTTTGAATAGGAAAAAAAGGGTTTGTTTTTGATAATAGTAGGTAATTCACTTTTTACATAATTTTCAATTTGATTTTCGATTTTAAAAAATTACACAAGGTTTTTATGTGTGTTTTTTTATTTTCAGGAAAATGAAATGAAAAAAACATGAAAAAGTGATTTAGAGCATAATGCTCTGATTTTATTTTTGGGGTTTTAAAATTTGTTATTGTAAAAATTTAAGTATTTATTCTAAATGATTTAGGGGTTTTTTATCTTAGTCTATTATACTAATAAATGGCTAATATTTTACCCATAGAACCCCCAGAAAATCATAAGTATATATTTGAATGTAAATCATGTGACTTTATATCATCTAATAAAAAGGATTACACCCGTCATTTGACAACACGTAAACACACTCGACTAGTAAATACTAATGGATTTACCCCAAAAAACCCAACCTATGTATTCATCTGTGATTGTGGAAAAGAATATAAACACGAACCTTCTTTATACAAACACAAAAAAAAATGCGAGTACAAGCAAATACATACAGCCATTCAAATAGACCACAGTGTAATAACTGAGAAAATTATAGAGTTGGTTATGTCGAAAAACCAACAATTTATTACTGAATTGGTATCAAATATAACTAATTCAAACAAAGGTGTAGTGGAGAAGATGATGGAACTAATGCCTCAAATAGGAAACAATTCACATAATCATACAAATAGCCATAATACACAAAATTTCAATATTCAAATGTTTTTGAATAACCATTGTAAAAACGCAATGAACATGACTGACTTTATAGAATCATTGCCGATTACAGCGGATACATATGATAGCACCATAGAGAACGGATTGACCAAGACATTAACTAATATGATAACCAATGGCCTAAGTCAATTGGATATATTAGAGCGACCAATACATTGTACGGATGCGACGAGAAAAACCATCTACGTAAAAGAAGCGAATGTATGGGAAAAGGATACAGAATTAATACGAATGCTTTTGGGTATAAAGACCATCGCTAGGAAACAAAGGATGATGATAAACAAATGGCAAGACGTCAATGAAGGATGGGAAACAGATGATTATATTCAGACAAAACTGACTACATTAATCAGTCATTCAATGACGAATATAGAATCTGATGAAAAGGAAACAAGTAAAATCGTGCGGGCAATAAGTAAAAATGTGTACTTGGACAATGAAACGAAGCAACAGTACTTACAATAATTGTTGAAACTATATTTCTTTCGCGTCTTGTGTAACTGGTTCATCTAGTGTTGGACCAGTCGGGATTGGTTTACCAGCATCAGCATCTGGAACAGTAGGAGCAGTAGGAACAGTAGGAGCAGTAGGAACAGTAGGAGCAGGTGCGGATTCGGGAACAGTGGGAGCAGGCGCAGGAACCATTGGAACCTGTGCTACAATTGGAGCAATTTCGCCAGTCGCTTCAAGTGAAATAGTCTCCTCCACATTTTGTTGTAATCGTTTTATTTGAGCAGTGGAAGTATCAATAATTTGTTTCTCAACCAATGCTTCAAATATCTGTAACCCTTTGAAGAAATCCTGCTCGCATATAGTGTACAATTTTAAAATACCTACTCTAGAATCAGTTACAAGTTTAGAGAGCAATTTGTTGTTCAAGTTAGGATTAATGACAATAAGCTTTTTAGTTGGGTCTTGAGGGTCTTTAATAAAGACAAACAATTGGTCAATAATCGCAAGTAGAGCAGTCTGATTATCTTCCGTATTTTTCATCATAGTTTTCACATTGTCTACATAATTTTTAAATAATTTCTCTTTGAGTGTGCCAGTGTAGGTCTTAGTGAAGGCACCATTTGTTTTACATTGACCGATTTTTTGATAATTTCGAAGAGGAATTTGTCCGAATTTAGTAATTTCTTTAGGCAGTTGTGTTTCACCTGTGAAAAGAGTGTAAAATGTTTGTATATCTTTATTATACTGAGTTAGCATTTCTTCTGACATAGAAGTAAATTTACCAGTGTTATAATCGTAAACATCATAGTATAAAATTTCTAGTTCAGGAATACCAGGTTCAGATGTTACTGGTTTAGAAGATCCATCATTGTTGGAATTTAATCCACAGAAATTGGTCTTTATATCAATATTTTGATTAGGTGATGTAGTGTCTAGTGGTGTTTTATCTTTCATAAGAGCATTTATTCTAGAACTACACAAGTTTACTTTAGAAATAGTAGGTTGAACATCGGATGGAATTTCGTTACGGTGTTCATAGTCAACTGAAATGGTAGACCCGAATTTATCTTTCCATGTATAAACTGGATTAATGGTATGGGCGATTGCATTAAAAAGATGGAAAATCTGAACATAATATTTAGCAATAGCAATACACATTCTCTTCTTTTTTAAATCGCTTTTAATATCCATCTTGTCCAAATTATTTCTATTAAAAAAAGCAACTTTTTCGGGTTCAGACATTTTTAATGTTTCGACACCCCCTTCGATACGCTGTTTTAAATATTCTAATTCAGTCTGAGATAAATATCTGGAGATAACATCAGAAGTAAGAATAACTAGATTTTTGCAATATTTTGGGTCAGTAAGATTTTTAAGGTCTTGAAAATTACTGGTTAATATATAATTTGCTGCCAAATAATCAATGGTGGATGATAATGTTTTTTTCTGAGGCATTTGAGATGTAGATTGTTGAGCACCCATATATGTTAGATAAATATAAAATAATATAAAATAAAATTGAATTAAAAAACCGTTAACAAAATATTGATATTATTAAATGAGTGAACGTCTAACTAAGAAAAAGAAGTCGACTAAATCTAAAAAGGAATTATGGAGACAAATAGAGAATAATTTTATAGACCAAAAACCGATAGAATGTATATATAGGGCAGAAGGAGAAAGAGAGAACTGTGATATATGTAAGTCATATGTAAGAATGACTGAGGATGGATTTCTGGCTTGTTCGAATCCTAAATGTAGCGTAATTTATAAGGATATGGTGGACCAATCTGCTGAATGGAGATATTATGGAGCTGATGACAACCAAAACTCTGATCCAACACGTTGTGGTATGCCAGTAAATCCTTTATTAAAAGAATCATCTTATGGTTGTAAAGTGATATGTCAAGGGGCAACTTCTTATGAAATGAGGAAGATAAGACGATATACAGAATGGCAATCTATGCCATATAAGGAGAAGTCACGGTATGATGAGTTTCAGCGGATAACTATAATAGCACATAATGCGGGTATTCCAAAAATAATTATTGATGAAGCACTGAGATATCATAAAAAGATATCTGAACATAAGACATTTAGAGGTTTGAATCGCGACGGCATTATAGCAGCGTCAATTTATATTTCATGTAGAACTAACGATTGTCCTAGAACTGCGAAAGAAATTGCGACTATATTTAACTTGGATAATACAAGTGCTACTAAAGGTTGTAAAAATGCGATAACCATTATTAATGAGATTGAATGTGATATGATAAATACAGACAAGACCTCGCTTTGTAAAACAAAGCCAGAAGACTTCATAGATAGATATTGTAGCAAGTTGAATATAAATCAAGAACTGACAAAGTGTTGTAAATTTATTGCTATGAGGATACAGAAAAATAATTTGATTCCAGAAAATACTCCTCATAGTATAGCGGCAGGCATAGTCTATTTTATAGGACAGACATGTAAATTAAATTTGTCAAAACGCGATATAAATAAGGTGAGTGAAATAAGCGAAGTAACAATAAATAAATGTTACAAAAAATTAGAAAGTGTTCAAGATAAATTAATTCCCAAGGCAATTTTAGATAAATATTCTTAGAATAAAATCATTAAAATAGAGAGACCGAAATCAATAAGTTTACAAATAGGTTATATTATCGTTAAAAAAATGTTTTTCAACTATAATGCCGCCCAAAATCATTTTTATTGTTCCATATAGAGATAGAAAGGAACACAAGCAGTTTTTTACGAAATATATGGAATTTATTATGGAAGATTACAAAAAAGAGGACTTTGATATATATTTTGTACATCAGTGTGATAATTTACCATTTAATCGAGGAGCAATGAAGAATATTGGTTTTTTAGCAATGCGAGAAAAATACCCAACCGAATACAAAAATATAACATTTGTTTTTCATGATGTAGACACACTGCCATACAATAAGAATATATTACCGTACGAAACTGTAGTTGGAACAGTGAAGCATTTTTATGGATATAAGTTTGCTTTAGGCGGAATATTTTCTATCAAAGGAGTAGACTTTGAACAAACGAATGGTTTTCCTAATTTATGGGGATGGTCAATGGAAGATAATATGATACAAGAACGTGTATTAGCATCAAAATTACATATTGATAGGAGTACATTTTTTCCAATTGGTTCTCGCGCGATATTACAATTTGTGGATGGAATAGGTAAACTGATAAGTAAAAAGGAAGTTGCTGGATTCTTAAATAAAAATTATCCATATGGACTAAATTCGATAAGAAATACGGATTGGAAGTTGGAAGGAGAATATATAAATGTAAATAGATTTTTAACAGAAACGAATCCATCCGATGTAAAATTTGAAAATTATGATATAAGTAACCCAGCTAGTAGTAAAATAACATTGACACATGAGGAAAGATACGGAAACGTTGGAACTAGTATAAACTTTGTGAATAATGCTATCAAGTCGAAACCTCAAGTAACACCTATATTTTCGTTAAAGTCGTCCAGGTTATTCAATGGTAAAAAATAAATATCATTATCTAGTAACAAACTACCAAACCAACTCATTTCCTCGAAACTCATTATGAACACTTACAATACACCTTTGAAGATTTAAAATATATAAAATATATAAAATATATAAAATATATAAAATATATAAAATATATAAAATATAACATAAATACGTCTGTATTATATGTGTATATAATGAAAATTGGATGTATTATACCTGCTACGTCAAAAAATAGAATGTGGAATAATATAAAGGAATCATATTTGTATATAAATACATTAAAAAGTTTTATAATTACATATAATAACGAACACACTTATAGATTTTACATTGGAATTGACGAAGGGGACCCAATATATGATAATGTGGAAAACAAACAAGAACTAATACGTTTTTGTAAGATAATAAAAAATATTGATATAGAATTTATTTATATGGATGGTATTAGAAAAGGTCATTTAACAATTATGTGGAACCGATTATTTGAAAAGGCATATGGCGATGGATGTGATTATTTTTTTCAGTGTGGCGATGATATTGAATTTAAAACAAAAAATTGGATAAACGATTGTATAATGACCCTACAAAAATCGAATGATATTGGATTAGTTGGACCAATTAATAACAATCCGCGTATTTTAACCCAAAGTTTTGTTTCAAGAAAGCATATGGAATTATTTGGGTATTATTTTCCTCCCGAAATTATAAACTGGTTTTGTGATAATTGGATAAATGAAGTATATAAAGGAATTAATAAATTTTATCCGTTAGATAATCATTTATGTAATAATATTGGTGGAAGCCCGAGATATGATATTAATAACGAAATATATAACAATCAGGAGCAGTTCAGGAATAAATGTATCCAACTGAATGACCTATGTAATAGTATTGTTGTACGGGATTTGGAGAGAATTAGGGATAAAATATAACTAACATTATCATTTAAATATATGGCAGTAATTATATTTACATGATGAAACCAAGTAGTTTTTCATCTATTTGTACATCTAATTGTGCGTTTGAACTAGTCGGGTTATTATTATCATTATCGGTGTTTCATCCGAATGAAAAAATGTTTATATTATGTGATACAAAAACAAAAGAAATAGTTGATAATATAACACCACAACCTAGACTACAAATAACATGGTTTATTGAATTAGACAAATATGATGGTATGAATCGTGATATTATGACCAGAAAAGGAATTTGGGCCGAGTTTCAAATGGCAAAGGCAACTGTTATTAAATATGCTTTGCGACATACAACCGATACCCTTTTCTTAGATAGTGATATAATTATTACCGATTACATAAATGATATTGATATGTCAAAAGAACTGGGTGTGTCGCCACAGTTTATTACTCAGGAACATATTGACAAAACTGGCTTTTATAATGGGGGTATGTTATGGACAAAAAATGATAATGTACCTAACGAATGGATAGAATTTACAAAATCATCACGATACTTTGATCAAGCTTCCATCGAAGATTTGGCAAAGAAATATTCATATTTTGAATTTGGAGAAAATTATAATTTACAATGTTGGCGTCTATTGTTGTCTCCTGAATCACCTCAACAAATAGCAAAATATATTACGTCTATACCCAATGATAAATTGTATTATAAAAATAAACCATTAAAATTTGTCCATACACATTTTTTAGACAAGAGATTTGAACATTTTAATAAACTTATTATTCGACATTTAACTAATGCGAAAATGTATAAGATGTTAGCTATTATATATCGCGTAATCCATAATAAATGGGTTTTAAAAATACCAAAACAGCCCATTGAAGGATTAGGAAGACATAATAATGATAGTTATAGAGAATTACCTTTATTGATGAAGTTACAAAATAAAGATGTAGATATAAAATACGACGATACAACTATTCATTGTTGGTTAGAACCTAATCTTTTAACATATGATCGTCCAACATTAGAATGGTGTAATCAAGAAATAGTGAGCAGTTCTTTAATGTTATTAGGAAATGGTGATGTTAAAGTGGAAGGACAACAATTAAAACACAAAATACCTACCTTGAATATAAAACCATGGTTTTTTTGGCCTAGAAAACCAATGCTTTTGGAAAAAGTTCTTAGAACAAACGGGATTTTGAGCCAAGACGAGCGAAATATTGAAAGCATTTTTATAGGCAATTTTGAAAATAGTGTTCAAGAGAAGTTTCGCAAAACAACAGATTCGTGGGAGACTGTGTTAACCGAATATCATTGTACAAAGGGACAACACCATAAATTTACACATGAAGAATATTTGATGAAATTACGTGATTCAAAATATGGTCTTTGTTTGCGAGGTTATGGTTCCAAATGTCATCGTGAAGTAGAATTAATGGCTTTTGGAACTGTACCAATTGTAACACCAGAAGTTACAACAAGCTCTTATATGGAACCATTGATTGAAAATACTCATTACATTCTAGTAAAAACACCAGAAGAATTGAAAGAAAAAATGGCAAATATTGGTGAAGAACAATGGAGCAAAATGTCAATAGCGTGTTATGAATGGTATCAAAGAAATGTTTATAGTAAAAACTGTTGGAAGAATATGATAGAACATATATTGTATTCTTGAGTTATACACTATTAAATCTTCAAAAGTGTAATATTTGTTAGGAACAAATAATAATATTATTATAATAAAACAACTTAATAATAAAAGGTTGTTAATAATAACAATGAAATTATTGGTTGTTTTAACACAATATAAGAGAAATCATTTGGAAAAGCAATTACAACAAATAAACAACCAGACAATTAAGCCAGATTATATAGTAGTATTTCAAAATGAAAGTCACGTAGATATTAGTCATTTAAAAGAAAAATATGAATTTATTCATATCAAAAGTGATTATAATACTAAATATTTTGGTAGATTTGCTGCATGTTTTACCTTCCCAGTTGATATTTGTATGGTTTTGGACGACGATATAATACCTGGTAATAATTGTTTAAAAAATTATATGGAGCAATGTATAAATTTAAATGCTATTATTGGTGGTAATGGGCGTATTGGAATGAATAATCCAAATAAACCTAAATTAATTCAGCCCCCTGATGTTGGTATTAGAAATATTCCTTCTTTGGTTGATTTTGTAGGTCATCTATGGTGCTTCAAAAAGGAATGGTTACATTATATGTTTTCAGTAAAACCATTTACATATGATACAGGCGAAGATATGCATTTATGTTTTAGTTCAAAAGTATTAGGAAATATTAGTTCTTATACTGCAAAACAATCTATCCCAACTGATATGTGTGATATTACCAACAATCAATTGGCTACAGATCAATATTCGTCGTATAAAGTAACTAATCCAGAATTACGCAGTAATGTGGAAAAATATTTTATAGATAATTATAAATTACAATTAATAACAAAAAATTAATATAAATATAAAAACAAATAGAATATACTAATGTATTTAATTTGTTTTGGAACAAGACCAGAATTAATAAAATGTATTCCGTTGATACAAAAACTTAAAGAAAAAAATATACAATTTAAAACATTGTTTTCTGGTCAACATGAAAATTTAATAGAAAATTTCTATAAATATATAGATAAGCCAGATTTTGTTTTTACCAATATAATGGAGCACGGACAAACATTAAATCAATTATCTAGTAAAATTTTACTACAAAGTAGTTTATTATTTAAAGAAAATACATTTTCAAATGTCATAGTTCAAGGAGATACAACTACAGCATACTCTTTAGCACTAAGTGCTTTTCATTTTCAAATACCAGTAATTCATTTAGAGGCAGGGTTGCGAACAAACGACAAATATAGTCCATTCCCAGAAGAAATAAATAGGCGATTAATATCACAAATAGCAAGTATTCATTTGTGTCCAACCACCTTATCTGTAGAAAATCTTCAAAAAGAGCAAATTACAAAAGGTGTTTATTTAGTTGGAAATACAGTCGTTGATATTTACAAATACATATTTGAAAATACTATTCCTTCTAATAAAATACAGGATATTATTGATAATAATAAAGAATATATTGTAGTAACACTTCATCGACGTGAAAATAGAGGTGATAAAATGTTTTCTATGTGGGAACAATTAAACACATTGTCTAGTAAATATATTTTTATATATATTACTCACCCATCATTGCCAGATAGTAAAAATAGATTGAATAATAGTAATATTATATTGTTAGAACCCCAAGATTATGAAAGTATGGTTCATTTGATTTCTAATAGTAAAGGGATTATAACAGATAGTGGTGGATTACAAGAAGAGGCTGTGTGTGCAAATAAACTGGTTTTAGTTTGTAGAGATACAACAGAACGTCCCGAAACGATTGCTTGTGGGTTAGGTAAATTAATGGATACACAAATTACAGAAAACATGTGTTTTTTTGATAGAGATAATATTGATGTAGTAGAGAATCCTTATGGAAATGACGTTTGTGAAAAAATAGTTTCAGTAATAGTAGGTGTAAAATGACAAACAAAAAAGTAAAAGAAAATAAGATAAATAAGATAAATAAGATAAATAAGATAAATAAGATAAATAAGATAAATAAGATAAATATTAATAATTATATTATTTATCTTATTTACAATGAATATAATAATTCCTATAGGTGGTAAAGGAGAACGATTTAAAAATAAAGGATATAATAAACCAAAACCGTTAATTGACATTTTTGAGAAACAAATGATATTCCATGTTTTAGACAATTTAAATATTAACGAGAAGGATACAATTTATATAATTTATAATACGGTATTGGAAAAAGATAATTTCACACAAATTATAAAAAATAAATATCCATTAATACATTTTGTACCGTTACCAAAAGATACAAGTGGTGCTGCTGAAACACTTTATCTAGGATTATGTAGTGTAATTAATAGTGTAAATAAATCATGTAAGAATATTGTATTGGATTGTGATACATTTTATCGGGAAGATATCATAGATATTTACAGATATAGTACATACAATAATGTTGTATTTTATAGTGTAAAAGAAAATGAAAAACCCATATATTCGTATATACAAATGGATGAAGATTCAAAAATAATCGACATAAAAGAAAAAAATAAGATTTCCGACAATGCAAATACAGGTGCCTATTGTTTTGAAGATATTGATATATTGTGTAAATATTGTAAATATATATTAGACGAAAATATTGTATTTAATAATGAACCATATACATCGTGTGTAATAAATGAAATGATAAAAAAAAATAATACATTTTATGGTATAGAATTAAAAGATAGTAGTATTGTTTCGTTAGGTACACCAACCGATGTAGAAAACTATATAAAGAATACAAATATTTTATTATTCGATTTAGATGGAACTTTGGTGGATACAGACTTTATTTATATTAAGGTTTGGTGCGAATTGTTAAAAAAATATAACATTACATGTGATAAAACATTTTTTGATTATTTCATTAAAGGAAAAAGTGATAATACTTTTATGACTTATATTGATTCGTCATCAACATATAATACATTAGTTGAAATTTCACAAAAGAAAGATGAATTATTTATAGAATATTTACAAAAAGAACAACACATATTAATTAGCGGGACTCTTGATTTTTTCAAAGAAAATAAACATCATAAAATAGGCATTGTTACAAGTTGTAATAAAAAGGCTGCTCAATATATTTTACAATATACAGGATTAATTAAATATGTAGATTTGGTTATAGCGTCGGAAGATTGTATTCATCATAAACCAGATCCAGAACCTTATTTAAAGGCGATTGAGTATTTTAACACGAGTATAGAGAATGTATTTATATTTGAAGATAGCTACTCTGGTTATTGTAGCGCAAAACGAACACATGTCACAAATATATGCCTAATAGAAAACATAAATTCTTGTAGTGAAATTACTAAGGCGCCTGAATTTAAATATAATGATTATAATAAGTTGAATTTAAATAATATAATACAATTTTATATGAAACCAACTGATAATTTGGTTGTAGATTACATCAAACAGATAACACAATCTATAAATACTATTCCGGTTAAAAGTATTACAAAAAATAGTAATAATTTAAAAACTGGATATATTTGTGATATTAATAGTTATCATATTGAATATATAAACGGCGAGTATGAAAATATTGTTCTCAAAATAAGTAATTTTGATAATGAACTGTCAGCTACTGCTATAAAATTAAATATGTATGAAAATGAAACCTATTTTTACAACAAAATATCGCATTTGATCATTAACACTCCAAAATATTTTGGTTCATTTAAAGATAATAAGAAAGATGCTATTTTATTGGAGGATTTAAATAAATACGCTGGGTCCTTTAACATAAATTTAAATACAAATATATATCTATTGTTGAATGTAGTTAAACATATACATAATATTCATAAAACATTTTGTTTTGAAACACACGATGATATAATACCAAATATGAAGTGTTTGAAAAAAATAAATGAAATATCTTATTTTAAAGAGTTGATTAATACACGATATGAAATATTTGAAAATAATGTAAAGTATATTTTAAACAATAATGAAAAAAATATAATTAAGAAAATATACAATAATATTGACAAAATATACGATGAAGCGTCATGTTTCCCGTTGAGTTTTTGTCATGGAGATTTGAAAAGTCCAAATATATTTTATAAAAATGATACTGAACCAATATTTTTAGATTGGCAATATATACATCTAAATAAGGGAGTAAGCGATATTGTATTTATGTTAGTTGAAAGTATAGAGTTTGATATAATGACAGTCGAATTAGTTGTAAATTTTTACTATAAATTACAAAACGAATCACATTCTATATCATATGATACATATATGAATGATTTTAAAAATGCTTTATGTATTTTTCCATTTTTTGTATGCGTATGGTTTAATAGCGAATCGGGAGATAAATTATTGGATCCAGTATTTCCTATAAAATTTATGAAAAATCTAATGAAATATTATAATCATTACTTAAAATGATAACACAATTATACATATTCTTATTATTATTGTAAAAATAGTATGAAAATATTTTAATATACAATTTTTTTAATATACAATTTTGGCGAATAAATACCTGTTGGAAATTGTTCGTATTTTCCATGAATTGTTTTTAAAAATTTATCTACACCTACGCTCTCATCCCATTGATGATATGCGTATTCATCAAATACAATTATACCATTAATAGATACATTATTCCATAATTTTACTAAAATTTTATATGTTGGCTCACCTACATCTAAATCCATATACAACAATTTAATTTTCAAGCCAGGATTATTATTTACAAATGTAGATGAGGTGGATACAGCATCTCCTTGTATTACACCCTTGAAGATTTAAAACGCCGTTTTTACAATACTAATGGTTTAATGTTTCAACCATTCTTCATCATCCCAAACATCATCATCATCATCATCCAAGTCATCACAAACATCACATTGCCCCCACCCTTTCCATTTGCGAATATTTCTTGGATGAAACCGGTTTTTCACCAAGTCTTCCTTAATCCCACCATTACTAAACATTCTATTTTTCATAGCCTTGTAATCGTATC